GAAGTTGTCGGAGAAGGAGCAGCAGGCACTGCTCGTGCTCCTGAGGAAGTCAAAGGACGACACAGTACCGAGCAGCGAGGCCTAGGGGGGCGGCCCCCCTAATAGGATCGGATCACTGAGGGTGACCTCGTAAACCGCTGGATAACGAAAATGACGAGCTTTGACACGGAGAAGAATTCATATGCCGCACGATAAGAACGGCGTGCTACTCAATGTAGGTGACCGCGTCTCTGTCGTTTTTACGGTCAAGGAAATTCATATGGCCGACGACTACTGCAACACAACTCTCGTGATTCCTGGCGAGCACGGACCGCACAACGTGACTGGCACACTAGTGCTCAACGCCAAACAGACCGAGAAGATCACCGGCAGTGCAACGTACCCTGCTCAAAGCAAATGATCACGGAAACCACCAACCTGAGGAGTCATCGATGTTTTTGATCTACCACCCGATTCATGCGCCCACCATGCCCCGGTCGTGCTCCTCATTAGAAGAGTTCGACCAGCTCAAACAACACGGATGGTATACGGAAGGCGAACTCCCCAGTCCCATTCCCCCTGGTGACATCCCGTCCACCAACGCCGACGACAGCAACAAGCCCAATCCCCTAACCCTTACCCGTACTGATAACGCGGGCGCGCGCGAAGAAGAAAAGGTCGACACGCCGGAAGACGACCCGGCCACGGACAACGACCCGGCCGTTCCCTCGGTCACCGACCTCAATGTGGGAGAGGCCAAGGACGTCATTTCCACCATCACTGATCTCGACATGCTGAAGCTCGTAGAAAAGGACGAGAAGACGCACAAGGACCGCGTCGGTGTCTTGGATGCGATCGACGCACAGCGCGAGCTGATCAAGAACACCGAGCCCGACAAGTAGGTCGAATCATGGACATGCGAACCGGGAAGACCTACGAATCGGAACAACAGGCACTTGATGCCGGTGTCCCGAGATCCGACATCGCCCATGTCGAACAACGACTGCGCGATGGTAAACCCATTGTGAAATTCAGCAAGGGGTCGTTTAAGTCGTATCGTCGTGACGAGACCGGTCAGACGGTGTTGGTCGCAAAGACGTAGCACACACGACTCATGAAGGTTCGGATTAAGACCACACGCCCTGTGACCGCGCCGCCGATGCCGGCGATTGTGTCACCCTTCGCGCCCACACCGGGTGCGGTCGCAGGGCTCCCTCCGGAACAACTCGCGGCCCTCCTCCGTCAACTCGAACAGAAAGAGCATTTGCGCTTTCCCACCCAATGGGTGCAAGACGTCTGCAAGGAACACTTGTGGTCCAAGCAACGCATCATTATGAATTCGGTTCGGGATAACCGCAAGACCGCGGTCCCCAGTTGCCATGGGAGCGGGAAATCCTTCTTAGCAGCCCGAATTGCGGCGTGGTGGTTATCGTGTCACCCACCAGGAGAAGCCTTTGTCGTTTCATCCGCGCCCACAGGACGCCAGGTCCGGACGATTCTTTGGCGTGAAATTGGACGCATCCATGCCAAGGCGCGCCTCGTCGGTCGTACCAACCAGACCGAGTGGATGATGACGATGCCGGAGGGCAACGAAGAGATCGTCGCCTTCGGTATGAAGCCGGACGATATGTCGCCGACGGCGTTCCAGGGGATCCATGCCCGCTACGTCCTCGTCATCTTCGATGAAGCCTGCGGTATCGCCACCGCACTGTGGAATGCGGCCGACTCCCTCCTCTCCAATGACGATGCCAGAATGCTTGTCATTGGCAACCCCGACCTGCCGGATGTCGAGTTCCACCAAGTCTGTAAGCCGGGGAGTGGATGGAATGTCATTCCCATTTCGGCATTCGATACCCCAAACTTTACTGGAGAACTCATACCTGAGGCGTTGAAACATAACCTTGTTGGTACGTTATGGGTGGACGAGAAACGCCGCAAGTGGGGCGAAGAGAATCCGTTCTGGAAATCGAAAGTGCTTGGCCAGTTCCCCGATGTCGCGACCGACGGCCTCATCCCAATGAAGTGGATTGCGGCCGCGCAGGCTCGGGAATTACCGCTGGGACTGCCGCATGAGTTGGGTGTCGACGTGGGTGGAGGAGGAAACAAAAGTGTCTATTGCGAACGTCACGGTGGATATTACCGTATTATCCGGCGCGATAATACTCCCGATACCATGGAGACCTGTGGCAATCTTCTGGGCATTCTCATGGATCGTAAAACGAGGAATCCAACCAATCCGATCACTGCCGCAAAGGTTGATGAGATCGGGATTGGTCGTGGTGTGGTTAACCGGGCGACCGAACTCAAATACCGAGAAGTCCATGGAGTGAATGTCGGTCGAATGGCTAAGGATAAGTTACATTTCGCCAACCTTCGTGCCGAAGGCTACTGGCTCCTCCGTGAAAGTTTCCAACAAGGTACCGTTGATATCGATCCATTGGACGACGACCTCGCCGCTCAATTGGTCGCATTGAAATACAAGCGATCCAGTTCAGGTCAGATCCTAATGGAAAGCAAGGATCAGATTAAGCGCGATGGAAAACCAAGTCCGGACGATGCTGACGCGTTGATGTTGGCGTCGCTTGACAAGTACGGTACTGGCGAAGTCAAAGTTCACGAAGCGGTATGGGGTTGATATGTTCCTAAGGACGACCAATGCCGATTGATACGCCACGTCAGGATTACCTTGACATGAAGTCGGTGTGGCGTCGACTTCGCGATACCTACAACGGTCGTGATGCCGTATTGACGGCAGGCAGCCTGTACGTGCCCGATTTAAAGGGACTGGAATCCGGGCAGAACAGCAATTACCGTGCACGAGGGAACTTCTACAATTGTGTAAAGCGTACTGTGCATGGACTTACTGGACTCCTTTACCAGAAAGCGCCTGAAGTTGAATTTCCGAAGTCCGAAGCGGACTTTCTGACGGATGTGACGTTGACCAACGTTACGTTTGAGATGTTTGCCGTGGAAGCCGGACGTGAAGCGATGTTGATGGGACGCTTCGGTGTCCTTGTCGATATGCCAACGGAAGGGTCGACGTATAATCGACCGTATCTGTGTGCGTATAAGACCGAAGACATCATCAATTGGAGAACTGAACGGATTAATGGCGATCAAATTTTGCAAATGGTCGTACTCCGAGAGAAGGTTGAGGTCGTTGATCCGAAAGACGCGTTTAAAGTCAGCGTCGTGGATCAATACCGTGTGTGTGAAGTCGCGAATCAGTTATACACGCAGAAATTATACCGGTATCAGACGAAGAGCAATTCCTCGGCCAAGGAATGGACTCAATACGGTCCTACCTTGACGCCAGTCAGACGTGGGGAGGCGCTTAACTTCATTCCATTTGTGTTCATGGGAGCGCAACACGCAACTGCGGAGATTACCGACCCTCCCTTGACCGACTTAGCGGACGTTAACCTTGGTCATTGGCGGAATTCGGTCGACTACGAATACGGACTGCATTTAGTAGCGTTGCCAACGCCGTGGGTCTCTGGTGCGAAGAATGCTTCTTCTGACGGCATGATGAAGATCGGTCCCTCGGTTGTGTGGGAGCTCGAACTTCAAGGGTCGGCAGGAATGTTGGAATTTTCTGGCGCAGGGCTTGCGTCGATCGTGACTGCAATGGAGGAGAAGAAGAAGCAAATGGCGGTGATCGGCGCACGTATGCTTGAAGACGTGCCGATGGTGGACGAAACCGCAACCGCGGTGCAGATTCGACGGAGCGGAGAACATGCGTCGCTTCGTACGGTAGCTAACGCGGTAGAACAAGCGTTGACCTTTGTGTTACAGATCGTGGTATGGTGGCAGTCGACGGTCGAATCGCCGAACGACGCTCCAGCGAGCGTTGAATTGAACAAAGAATTCTTCAATGTGAAGATCTCTGCAGGTGACGTGACCGCGGCACTCGCGGCGTTGCAAGCGGGAGAGATGTCGTTCGAAACGTGGTGGAATCTGCTCAGTACCGGTGGATGGGGTCGTGAAGGGATCGACGCCACGGCAGAGAAGCTTGAAATCAAGAAGGATCTAGCGGCGAAACCGAAACCGGAACCTGAATTGGTTACAGGAGGTGAAAGATAGGATGGAGACGATAGCGAAGATTGAAATCGTGATGACTGACAACGGTCAGATTGCCGTTAACGGTTCGATTCAAAACAAACTACTGGCGTATGGTTTGTTGGAAGCGGCAAGGGAAGCCGTGTCTGAGTATCACAAAAATCAAGACAAGAAGATCGTGTCACCACCCCCAGGAATGGTAATTCCGAAGGCGTAATTCACTATTTAGGAGAGACACCACCATGGCATTGGCTGCAGTTATTGATAACCTTGAATCGGTTACAGAACCGTTGCGTTCGCATTATGCGAAAGGAACGGACGGGAAATTCGTGCTCGCGATCGAGGGAACCCATCCGAGTTTTCTAACGCCTGTTGAAGGCGTTGAGCTGAAGAACAAGATCGCTGAATTCCGAAACACGAATATCGCGCTCACGAAAGAAAACGAAGAACTTAAACCGCTCAAAGCGAAGTTCGAAGGAATCGATCCGGATGCGGCTCGCGAGGCGCTGACTCAGGTTGCGGAATTCAAAAAGAAGGGCGCAGCGAAGCCCGACGACATCGCAGCATTGGTCAAGAAATCGATCGACGACGCAATCAAGCCGTTGCAAGAGAAGCTCGGTGCCGCTGAAAAGCAGACCGAGGCTGAACGGAAACGTGCGGATGAATCGACATTGAAGTCGTTTGTCTCTGAACGATTTCTGAAGGCTGGAGGCAATCCAAAGGCGGTTGACTTCATTGTCGGTCAGGCGAAGTCTACCTTTGAGGTAAAGGACGGCGCGGTCGTTGCGATTGCCAACAAATTTAGTTCGGAAAATCCCGGCAACCCCATCGGTGTCGATGAGTGGTTGACCGGAGCCGCGAAGGAACATGACTTCGCGTTCAAGCAGAGCACTGGTGGCGGTGCGCCTCCTGCCGGTGGCAATGGTGGTGGTGGACGTCCTGGTCAGACGGTCATTCGGAATCCTACTCCGCAGCAATTGGGGGACCCGGTTTTTGCGAAGCAGATCAAAGAAGGGACGTTGCGTTTCGAATACGATGGCGTGAAGCAGTAGTAGTCGTACATTCGATTAGAGATAGGGGGGTCGTTGGTTCGGGGAGCCAACGACCCTGGTATCGCTTCGGAGAAGTGGTGCCCGGCTCCGGTGGAGTTGCTTGGTAAACGGTAAACGTTTTTCAAGGAGTCTTTCACATGGCAGCAATGGTCACTACGAACATTCTGGGTACGGTCGTCGCGATGGGTTTGGCAACCCTTCGTGAAAGTCTGGCCCTGACGATGGTCGCGAACCGCGACTATGAAAACCAGATCACCGCCGCAAAGCGATTCGCCACGGTCAACGTTGCCGTCCCGGCAGCGGTGGCCACCCGCACGGTTTCACCGGACGTCGTTCCTCCAGCGGTGACTACGGTCACTCCCACCAGCATCCCGATCACGCTGTCACAGTGGAAGGAAGCGCCGTTTGCGATGGACGACAAAGGTCTGTCGCAGGTTGACCGCGGCATCCTGCCGATGCAAGGCAACGAAGCCATCAAGGGTTTGGGCAACGGCATCGAGGATTATCTCTGGTCCTTGGCGCACGGACTGGCCGGTTTCTACGGCTTCGCGGGTACTTCCGGTACGACCCCGTTTGCAACGGATCTGTCGGCGTATCTCGATGGCCGCAAGGTCGCGAACAACCAGCTGATGGGCATGGATCCGAGGTTCATGATCATCAACACCGATGCGGAAGCGAATGCGCTCGGTCTCCGTGCGTTTCAGGATGCGTCGTTTCGCGGTGACACCGATGGCATCATCAATGGTCAGATCGGTCGTAAGCTCGGCGCGCTGTGGTTGATGACACAGCGCGTACCTACGCACACGGCGGGTGCTGGCACGAACTACCTCGTCAACAACGGTGCGGGCTATGCCATCGGCACCAAGACGATCACGGTGGACGGCGGCGCACTCGGTGCGTTGAATGTTGGTGACATCATCAAGTTCACCGGTCTCGCTGGCGTTACCGGTCATGCACAGACGTATCAGGTGCAGAGCACCGTGGGTGGTGCGACGGTGACCTCAATCACCTTCGAACCCGGTCTCGTGGCGGCGGTCGTCGACAACGAGTTCATCGCGAACAAAGGATCGTTCGTGATGAATCTCCTCACCCACCGCGACGGCATCTCGTACGCGATGGCCCCGCTGATGGACACCATCCAGGTGCCCGGCGCAACGCTGACCGCAACGGCGATCGATGAGATCTCGGGTCTCTCGCTCCGTCTCGAAGTATCGCGTCAGCATCGTCAGGTGCAGTGGGCGTTCGATGCGTTGTACGGTGGAGCGATCCCCCGTCCGAACGCAGGCATCTTCGTCGCCGGCTAGAAACCATTCGTTCGTCGGGTACGTGGGAGAAGTGCACGTAGGCGAGTCCAATTTCGGATTCGCCTACGCCCAGCACCTTCGATAGGAGAAGTCAATCATGGCACATTCCAACAACGACTATCCACAGGGACGTGGTGCTCCGGTTTCTCGCTACATTCGAGACATTCTTGTGGAGTTCGGTGTTCCGAAGTTTTGGCGTCAGCGTGTTCCGGTCGCTAGTTTGATCACGACGTTGACCGCATTCACACCGACCCCAGGACTGCCCGGTGTGCGGTGGCGTCTGATCGACGCGCTGGCGATTGCCATTGGTGGTAATGCCACAACCTCGACCTCGGCCAATATCTCGAGCATGCTCTCGGGGTCGGCTGTTGAACTCGTGGCCTTCGCCATTGCCGGTCTCACACGCAGTACGGTGTTGCGTATGGGTGCGGCGAATGCGGCGGTACTAGCGGACGGCGCGTCGTTGGTTCAAAACGACGCCAATGCGGCACTTGGATTCAAGTTGGTGGGAAGTACGATGACTGTGGCGACGCACATCGATTTCCATATCCATTACGTCGCTGATCCGCAGTAAGAAACCATGGCTGTATCAACGCTCGTAACCACCGCTGGTTCGGCATTGGCAAACGCTTATTGCGACCTTGCCTTTGCCAACCAGTATCACGAGGATCGTCCAGCAGTTGGTACAACGTGGGAAGATGCGGACGACAATCAAAAAACCGCTGCCATTCTTTGGGCTACGATGTTGATGGACGCTCTGTGGTTTTGGACAGGGTATCCGACCGATGCGGTGCAGGCCTTGCAATGGCCGCGTGGAGCAATGATCAAACGGAATGGTTGGGAATACGTTGATATTCATACCATTCCTGTTGAACTCCAACGTGCGACTGCAGAGTACGCACGTCAGTTGTTGGTCTCAGATCGGGCTGGTGATTCAGACGTTGAATCTCAGGGTTTAAAGTCGATTACCGCTGGCCCTGTATCTTTGTCCTTCAAAGAATCGGTTTATGCGAAACCGGTTCCAGATATTGTTGTTGGTCTTATTCCTCCGGAATGGGGCTATCCTCGAGCTCGTGTCTCGGGAACGAAAGAGTTGGTGAGGTCGTAATGAGAGGATATCAAGGAGCAGTACGAACAACGAATGTAACCACAAGCAATGCAGCAGTAGAATTGATTGCTGGTGCAAAAGGTTGTTGGTTGTTCGAAGTTCATCTTTCCTTGGCTACTGCGGCTGCAACCGTTTTCGGTCTTGGCCGTCCCGCAGCCAAAGGAATTACGCCAACGACACCGCTTGGATTACCGTCATTGGATGGAGATCCAACTGAACTTTCCGCAACGACAACCGCTTTAGCGTGGGGCACCTCTCCAACCAACCCGTCGAAATATATGGATCGGGTGTCAACGAGCGGTGCCATTGGATTCGTGAAAGACTGGATTTGGGCGAATGGTCTCTTCGTTCCATCCGGTCAAACGATTGTCGTTCAGAACATTCTGGGTGGCGGTACGGCTGACATTGCCTTCCGGATTGGAGAGATTCCGTGAGTCTCGTAAGCAATGGAGTTACATTGGCGAATTCGTTGGCGAAGTCATTCAAACTTCAGTCAACCGTAATTCACGAGTCAATTGCTTCCGTTGCTGGAGATGGAACTCGAAGTTACAGCGCGCCAGTCGTTCGTGATGCCGTTGTAGTTCGTAAGCAGAAACTTGTAAAGACGGGAACCGGGCAAATGGTGATGAGTACGGCGTACATCGCCTTTCTTCATCCCACGATCGTTAATGAACTTGATCGGATCACTCTTCAGGATGGTACCACGGCCCCGATCCTGAATACCGAAGGGTTTATGAACGTGGAAACAGGTCATCCCGTACTTACGGAGATCTATCTTGGTTAGAATGAGTATCAAAGGGGTGGTGCAAGTCACTGAACAAGTTAGGAGAATGATTAACAATTCTCCAGACGAGTTCGGTCGTGCACTGATGATCGAAACCAAGGTAGAAGCGAAAGAATGTGCGAAGCGAGCTCCAAAAGATAGCGGAGATCTTCGTGAAGATATTCATGCAGAGGGTCCAGAGCGTGTAGGCAATCGAATCAAATCGTATGTTCGGACTTCGGAGAAGACCGCGCACTACGCGTTGATTCAGCATGAAGATTTGGAACTTTACCACGACGACGGAGAAGCGAAATTCATTGAACGACCATTGACAGAGAGCGCTCCGTATATGGCCGAACGAATTGCCGCCCACATCAATTTGGATAGGGTGAAGTAAATGTACCTTGATGACCTGATTTTCAGATTAACGTCTTTAGGTCATGGAACGTATGGTACGACTTTATTCAAGGGGTCGAAAGCGGTAATTCCGGCAGGGTCAGGACCGTTCATTTCTTTGATCGCTACGGGTGGTCAAGGCGATGAAGGTACTCACAACCTTTCTCGGTTTACGGTAGCCTATGAACGTCCAACGGTTCAAGTTGTAGTTCGAGGGGAACTACCGGTCGTAGCCGAAGCCAAGGCTTATGCCGTTCATTCGGATCTTGACTTTCGAGATGAATTTGTCAACGGCACGTGGTGGAGGTCGTGCGCTCCAAGACAGGAAGTTTTTGAGTTGGGCGTGGACGACAAGCAACGAATGCGATTTGCGTTTAATCTGGAGATTGTCAAACGGCTTTCGCCAGCAACAAGTTAGGAGATTAGATCATGCCAGCAACAGTTACGTCTCGTTTGTCGATTGCTTTCAATTCGATTCTTGCCAATGCCCTTGGTTTGGCGTCGGGTCAAGCAGTCATTGATCAGAATTCGGTTTTCTCGCTGGCGTCAGGCACCGGCGCGAATCAATGCGATCGTGTCTACTCCGAACGTGCGAAATCCATTTCGGCAGCATATGACCTTGATGTATCGGGTTCGTTGCTCGATGCGTTCGGTGCCGCGTTCATTCTCGCGCGTGTGAAAGTATTGGTTGTTATGGCTGACGCATCCAATACCGGTAACGTTATTGTTGGTGGTGACGCCAATGCATTGTTGTTCGGATTCGGTGCTGCGGCTCATACCATCGCTGTGAAACCGGGTGGTGCACTCGTGTTGTTTGCCCCGGATGCGACGGGTTGGCCCGTTACAGCGGGTACGGGAGATATCTTGCAATTCGCGCCGTCCACAGGCACGCAGGTATTCGATTTTGCCGTCGCTGGATGCTCGGTGTAGTTTCAATTTTTCCAGAGGAGAACGTTCATGTCGAATGCAGTTACTACAACGGGAATCGCAATCCGACGGGCACCATTCGCAACACCGACGGTGTTTGTGACGATTGGAGAGCTCACTGAACTTGATCCGGGTGGAATGTCTCGTAATAAGATTGAGACGTCGACCCACAACGACGGTTCTGAGTCCCATGTGCTCGGGATTCTTCGGCAGGCCGACCCTACGATGAAGATCAATTACGTGGCGTCGGATGCAACGCACATTCTCATTTTGTCGGACATTGCCAACAACATGAAGAATGCGTGGCAGATTTTGTTCCCGTCTGGCAAGACAAGAACCGGATTTGCGTACATCCAGATGTTCAAGTTTGACGCGGCCCCTGTTGACGGCAAGCAGGGAGCTTCGTTGGCCTTGACGTGGGCTGGCGTCGTCACCGAAGCGTAAATTCGTTAACCCTTAGAAGAAGGACACCACCATGTCAACGAAGAAATTTCTGTCGGCGGCGGATGTCGAGTCCGCCGTCGATGCGAAATACGACGAAGTTGAAATTCCGGAATGGGGCGGAACTCTCCGTCTGAAAAGTCTGACCGCCGGTCAGGCAATGAAGCAACGTGCTGATCTGGTAAAGTACCCGGATGACGGCATGTGTGTCATCTTGATCTATAGTGCGGTCAACGAGAACGACGAATACATCTATTCGATGGATCGCAAGGACGAAGACAAGGACAGCCCGACCTTCGACGTTCCGCTCGATCTGATCATGCTTCGGAAGAAGAGCATGAAGGTGTTGGATCGTATTCAACGTGTGTGCGTTGCATTGAACAAGGAGAAGGCACCGGAAGAAATAAAAAAAGCTTAGCGCGGGGCGAACAACGTCGATTTGCGTATCGACTGGCGGCGCAACTCGGTTATGCAAACGTTGATCGAATGCTAGACGAACTGTCGCCAGACCAGCTTCTTGAATGGCGGGTATTCGATCAGCTCGAAATTCTATCCGAACGACGTATGGACTACCGATTTGCGTCGATCGTACTCGCGCTACGTGGTGGAGAATTAGAGGATTGCATTCTTAAGTTTGGGGATGAGATTACTCAAATGGCTAAGATCGAGACCTCGAAACAGAGTCTGCAATTTCAAGAAATGGTGATCGATGGGTGGTGTCATGTGAACAATTTAATGGTAGAGAAAGGCACTACGCGTGGCCGTTGAACTCGCACCCATTTCAGGAGTCATCGACCTCAAGGACGATTTTACGAAGACTCTTGACTTAGTCACCAAAGAACTACTCAATTTTGAGAGTGTTTCGTCGTTAGCTTTCACCAGCATTGCCGCTGCTGGAGCTCTCGTTGCAGCGACCTTTACCGGTATCGCTATCGCAGCGAAGGAACTTGGTGAACGAGGAGCGGATATTCTTGACGTTGAAGCCACACTTCAAGATTTCGCTGGTGGGGTCGGTGAAGCCGCAAAGGTAATGGAAGCGTTGCGTGCGGGAACGAAAGGCACGATTAACGATTTCGAACTTGCGCAGAAAGCAGCGCATCTCTTGTCAGCCCGTGTACGTCTTACCGCTGATGACTTCGGCATTCTGTCACAAGCGTCATTCGTACTTCAGAATCGTGGACTTGGTGGTACGAAGGAAATGCTCGAATTAGTTTCCAACGCAATGGTGACCGGACGGACAAAGTCGTTGGCCATGGCATTGGGTGTCATTGATGTTGGCGATGCCGAAGCCGCGTACGCGAAAAAGCTGGGAACAACCGTTGGTATGCTGTCCGATTCCGCTAAAGCGGAAGCGAAGCGTATTACGATTCTCGAAATGTTAGAGACTGCGGTTCAGAAAGCGGGTAATCAAGAACGAGATTTCGGTGAACAGATCGAGGCCGCACGTGTTTTTGTCGCGAATTGGGTGGATGAGATTGCGAAGGCGGTCGCTACGTCACCCGTTCTTTCGGCAGGAATGAAGGCGATTGGTGACGCGATCGGTAGTGCGTTCGGTGGAGACTCACAAACGTCGATTAAAGTTATCGTGGACCTCATTGAGAATACAGCCATCGTGGCGGCTGACTTTGCATTGGGATTGGTCGAGTCTGCGCGTGTCGTTCATGCTGTTTGGTCAGGCCTTGAAACAATCATCCTTGGAGTAATGACGGCAATCTCAGAGACCGTTTCCTTGATTCCTGGCATGGCTCATTCCATGAAGGAGTGGACCCGAAGCCTAGCAGAACAGACCGCAGAGGCCGCTAAGGGAGTCATGGGGACTTCCGAATTTGATAAAACCCTTGATGCGTTGGGTGGAACCATTTTTCGAGTTCGAGACGCAATGGTTGACGCCAAGAAAACAACCAGCGATCATAATAAGTCGCTTGACATTGCCGCAGAGAATACAAAGAAGTTGGCGAAACTTCAAAGCGATCTTGCGGAATCCACGGAGAGACGTGCTATCGATGCGGGCAAGCTTGCAGAGATGGAGAAGAAAAGTCTCGACACTATCAAGGGTTTGACGGCCGAGCATTTTGCGAATGTCATAAAGATGACAGGCACGTCATACGACGCCCAGAAAGCGGCGATTGAAGCGAATTTTCAAAAGCAGGTATCGGTATTGGATACACTCAATCCGAGATACCGCGAACACTACGCGGCACTTCGACAGGCAGCTGACGACGCCTTGACGGCGATCGGTATGGAATGGGATTCGGTACGTGATAAGTCGTTAGAAGCGCTTCGACAGAAAGCGGAAGCGGCTCGTGAAACGTATAACCAGATGGTCACTTCTGGTTTGACGTTTACCCGTGATGTGCTTGATGAACAATTGACCTTGGTACGTGAACTTGAGGATGCGGCTCGTGGTATGGGGGATACGTACGAAGACGCATTTGAAAAAGCCGCCGCTGCTGCTGCTCAGGTATCCGCGGAAGCCGAGAAGCAAAAGAAAGCCGCTGAAGAAATTCTTAAGGCGAATCGTGCGCAAGGCGGTTCAATGAATGTCACTCGAGCGAACATTGATGGTTTGGCGTACTACGATACCAATGGTCGCTTTGTTCGGATACCGAAAGATATCGCAGAAGAAATGGCTGAGCGTGGTTTTTCTGCAGAGGAAATCATCTTAGCATACCGTACTGGTACTACCAAGACGTGGGTGCCTCAGGGTCCGAGAATTCCAGGGTTTAAAGATGGAGGTACAGTTGATGTGATGGTGGGTGAATCCGGTCCAGAAGTTGCACGGATCCCACTCGGGACAACTATCTATCCCGGTGGTATGCGTCCTGGTTCTGGAGAGGTTCGTATTCATATTACACAACAGATTAACGGCAGCGTGTTAGGGGATCCAAGCAAAATTGCGAACGCGTCGATTAAGGCGTTTAGCGATTGGATGCGCGACCGTGGGTACCGGTTTGCAACGTAGAAGGGATTGATCAATGCCAGGTCCAGCAGGACTGACTCATAATCGAGTCTCAGGACTCTCGGATGATGTGACACAGCCGTCGCTCGTGCAACCCAGTAACTGGGACGACAAGCACTACTTCACTGGGGCGAATCTCGGAGCGTTGCTTTACCAGGGCACGAGTGGAGAAGTGCAGGCGGTCAATTCCGTCGCCCTGGGGCAAGTACTAGCTTCGGTCGCTGTGGGATCGGCTCCAGCGTGGACCACGTCTCCTCAACTCACCTTCGTGAAACTCGGAGGAACGACATCTTCATTTCCTGGGATTACGTTCAACGGCACGGAGTTTCAGATCGTGCTTGCGGACAACTCCGCCTTTACGGTGGCTCGAGCGCTTGGTTATATCGTTGGGTCGAATGCGGGGTCTGCCGGTGCTCTTCGCGTGTCGAACGCCGCGACCATCTGCACCGCACGTAATGCGGCGAACAGTGGTAATCTCCACCTGTTGGCCACGGATTCGTCCAACCGATTAATCATCGGTGACGACGGGGGTAGTGGAACAGCCATTGCGTCTCTACTCCTCAAGTCCACGTCGAGTGGCGGTGCTCTTGTGCTGTTCGGTGGCACGACGTCCAGTTTCCCTGCACTCAAGCGATCGAGCGCGGAGCTTCAGGTGCGTCTTGCAGACGACTCGGCTTTCGGCGTGCTCAACGCACTCTCCCTCGTCGTGAACACGGGCACCTTCCTCACGAGTGCCGTAGCGCTAACGAATGGCGCGGGAGCAGGGGCTGGGACGATTACGAATGCCCCTGCGGCGGGAGATCCGACAAAATGGATCCCCATCAACGACAATGGCACGACACGGTACATCCCCTGCTGGTGATTGATGATCACAACGACCCTTGGAAAATTGGCAGCGGCCGATATAGCACTCGCAGACCTGAACAAAATGGATCTTCCAGTGGCTGCTTCCATTCGTGTTGCGAGATTGATTCGGGTCGTAATCCCCGAGATGACGATCTTCTACGAGAAGCGAAATGCCTTGATCGTTAAGTTTGGGGTGGCCCGTTCGCTGACGCAGGAAGAAGTTGCCGCAGGTGTGACCGGTGAGGTGATTTCTGTGCGAGACCACCGAGGTTATCAGAGTGCTTTTGACGAACTCTGTTCGGTGGAGTCGTATTTACATGTCGATGCGGTAGCCTTGTCCGTACTCGGGGACGTACGTATCGCTCCGGTGAACCTCCTTCCACTGCTCGATGCCGGAGTTGTGATCGATGGGTAAATCTGCTTTTTGGCGTGGGGCATTTCTCCCTGCCGCGTTTCTTACGGACACGACGACTCAGAATCGTTACACCGCGTATGCCGCGCTTGTACGGAACAGTCATCCGTTGGTATTTTGGCGATTTGGAGATCCAGTCGGGACGACCGTCGTTGATTCTAGCGGTAATGCGCGAACGGGTACGGTTACAAGCACACCGATTTTTGACCAGGTATCAGCGTTCGAGGCAGACCCTAATAAAGCTATCGCGTTCGACGGGGTAGACGATTTCATCTCGAATTCGCACAGTTCCCTCAAACCCACAGCGGGTCCTTTATCGCTTGAGGTGTGGACACGTGTCCAGACCGCCACGACGGGGGCAGATATGGGGATGGCCGGGAACGGCCATCTCGGTATTCAGCTCGCGCTAGATCGACCGGACCCATCCACGAATAGGGTTAAGGTTTTCGTGGGACATTCAACGGCGGTCATCAGTTATGACTTTGCGAAGGATACGGTCACACATCATTTTCTTACTACGTGGGACGGAACGACGGGCACGGGTGGAGTAAAGCTCTATATCGATGGAGTCCTCGTAGCCACCGGAACTGCGAGTTCTGCCACACTGGCTCCCGTTGACGACTTCCGCGCAGCCCGCTACGGAAGTAATTACCTCAATGGTGTGCTGGATGAGGTGGCGCTGTATCCGGTTGAGATCACAGCCGTCGTGGCCGCTATCCACGCATCGTTTCGCTACTACACGTCAAGAGTCCACATGATCGTGGACGAACAACATAGAAGCAATGACTACCTCCATGACTCGCTTGATATTGCAGATCAGGTAGGTGAAACTCCCGGCACATGTTCCTTTCAGACCCCTCCAAACGGAAATGGATGGGTGCCTTTGGTTTTCAACCGTGTGCAGATCTTCCACCAAGGCGCTCCTCGTTTACTGTTTTCAGGGACGATCCTGACTACAGAAGATGGGTATGAAGAAAGTCCTACGAATCACTTCACCAGAGTCAATGCCGTCGACGACGTCTGGATCCTGAACCATAAGTTCCCCGTGGGGTTTTATGAGGGAGAGTCCGCTACGGACATTGTAGAAGATCTCGGCGCGCGTTACACTCCCGACACACCCCTAAACGTGGAGCAGGGACTCCCGGTTATAGATCGAATTGCCTTTTTCGGCGATGATACTCTTGGTGATTGTCTGTCACGCGTTGCAAAGCTTATCGGGGCTGTATGGCGCAGGGACTTTGAAGACGAGGGATTGTTTTTTGGCCTTGTCGACACGGAAGCATTACCAAGGATTTTGGATTCAGCGCATTTGTCTCTTGAGTCTTTTAAGATCACACGTACCGGTGGGGCGATAGTGACCCGAGTACGTGGAAGTGGAGGATCGGCTCAATTGATGTCGGACGTGGCTTCCGGTGAAACAATCATTCCGGTTGAGGATACGTTTTGGTATCTTGAGGCAGGTGGTTTACTTCGAATTACCGATCAGATTCTTTCACACACAGGACTTGACGTTGGTGGAGCGGGGTCGCTTATTGGCACTGGCGCTTCGCCGTCTGCACTTGAAGCGGTGGCTGCTGACGGAGCTGGTTGCACGTCTGGTGATCACGAAGTGTCGGTGGTATTCGTAACGGGAGCAGGACAAAGTCTTCCAGGACCACGTGTAACCGTTGCCGTTGGAGTTGTAGCTCCTCCGAGCGTTACTCCAGTGGCAAGTGCTCCAACCGTTGGCTCTGGCGCTACATCGGGACAACATCGTGTTGCTGTTTCTTTCGTTAATGCGGCGGGTGAGACGACACCCGGTCCACGTAGTAATATCGTAACACCCGGTCCGGCTACGACCGGGTTGATTGACCCATCACCGGTTGCTCCGGGACTGACGGCTTCTCCCTCTTCAGGAGGGAACAATCTCGTCACGGTTCGTTACGGGATTACCTTCATTAATGGGGTAGGAGAAACCCAGCTTGGTCCTACTGCGGATATTCAAGTAGTAGGAACAGAACCTCCGTCCCCGTCGTCGCCGTCGTATGAGGACCTCGGATCAGGTGCTCTCCTTGGAACGGGAACGTATAACTGGGCGATGACCGCGGTGAATGCGGATGGGACCGAGACACCCGTGGGTGGAGGCATTTCGGGTGGTTCGTCAGCTCCGTTCAACGTGCGATTTAACTTCATGTCCCCCAGCTCGTTTGGGTGCGCGGCTTATCGATTGTATCGCACGGAGAGTAATGGGGCTGTACTGAAGTTCTCGAAGCAGACGGCTTCGTCCTCCAGCACGTCTCTCCTGGATAACGTAGCGGACGGATCCCTGGGGAGCACGGCTCCTACGATCAACGCCACGTATCAGTCAGTGACTGTGGTTCTTCAGGGCGGCGGATTGGGCACTACGGGACGTCGAGTGTACGCGTGGGATCCGTATAACCTGTCGCAATTGAAGCTCGTGGCTACCATCTCGAATAACACGTTGGCTAGTTATGTCGATGCGAACCCGCGCGATGGGACGAGACTGGGTGCGGCAGCTCCGTCGACCAACACCACAGCGACGGTGACGAACTACAATGTGATCCCAGTCACGTTGGAAATCGGCCCCTCGAACGTCACCGCACGTAAGGTGTGGATGACTCACGCCGATGATCCCGAGGGTACGCTATACCTCGTCGCAACGGTAGCGAACAATAACGCGGTGTCTTATAACATCGCCACGGCCGACGGGTCACTCGTCACGGCCGCTCCGGGATCGAACACCGCGACCGCGAGTCAGATCGGTTTGACTGAAATTCCCATAGGTCCGGCGGCTGTGACGTCACGCGAGATCTACATGACTCCCGCGAACACCCCCGGTGGAACCATGCGATTGGCTCAGACCATCGCAGATAATACGACCCTAACGGGTACGATCACTATGAGTGACGCGACCCTTGCGGGACAAGCGGCGGCACCCAGCACCGACACGTCTGGACTTGCTCAGCCAGCGGGGGTGGTCGTCGCAGGATCTACGTCTATCCCTGTAGCCGGTACCGCGCCGTTTAGAACCTCCGGTGGATGGGCAATGGTTCAGTCTATCCCAATTCGCTACACGAGCTTTAGCGGAGGATCGCTCACAGGCGTTCCCTCGTCCAGTCCTGGAGCCCTTACCAGCAATGTGTCTTCGAATGCTTCGATTGTGGCTCTTCCAGTACTGATCGGTATTCCACCGTCAGGAGAGGGTTCGATATCTCATCTTATCCCGGCTGGGGAACAGGTTCGGATTTACGTAGTACTGGATAATGAAGCTGCACAGGCAGAGCTGGCCGACGCGCTTGGAACGGATGGAATTGTTGAAGTCCCATTCGACGACGACCGGTTAGCGTATGCCACACTTATTGAACGCTGTCAGTCGATACTGGATCTGCGCAGTACCGTTGAACCTTCGATTGATTATGAAGTACGTGACCCTGAAATTCGTACTGGAGCCACTCAAGAAGTTGACCTGGATGCACCGACAAATGCAGTCGGTGATTTCATTATTCAGTCAGTGAGTATTTCGTCGTTCGTCGGTAACACCAATCCCGATGTGTTTCCAAAGTACTCGGTGCGTGCATCCCATGCGGGAGTAAGTGGTCAGGTTCCAGCAATGGATGAAACGTTTATGGATTTGTTGAAACGGCGATGAATTTGAATAGTGAACACCAGGTGTGGTCGCGATGGACCTTTTCTGTTATCCCTGGTCGTCGCATTCACAGCTTTGCAGAGGTCAGGTTGAATTGCGCCCGTTTTGGACGGAAAGCCTTCGGCTCTGCTACACGTATGAGGATTCAGTACGATCCGAAAGCATGGATCATTGATATTCAAACCGAAGGACATCCGGTCCACGATCCTCATTATGTGTCGTATATGTTGAATAATTGGACGCGTTTTTTCGTGTCGGGGTTTGGGATGGGTACAGAAGTTTCATTGTTAACGAAATTAGAAGCCGGAAGTCGACAGGACGGAAAACCATCTGCTCAACTCATCCTGTTGCCTTCTATCTCAATTGGAGGATGCGATGGAAATTAAGGCATGTGTGGGATGCGGTATCTTGTCGGATACCCATCCGTTCGTGGCGGTGATGCAACCGCAGGATGTACCTGAAGGAGTTGACATCGTCGGTACGCCGGGACCGCAGGGGTTTGTTGCTTCCCCTTGCTGTCAGTTGTGCCACGTGAACCCAGAACATCGCGTTCGTCCTATCAAGGGTCACTTCTTCACCAGAGCGCAACACGCGACTGCTGTTCTTCAGGCGGGCAGCAACAACATCGGAGGACCTCGTGGCTAACGCATTGTACCCAAAGTTCAAACAGGCGCTCCTGAACAAGACGCACGACCTCGACACGGATTCGATTCGTGCGATCTTGGCGGATGCGGCCGATTACACGTATAGCTCCGCGCACGACTTTCTCGACGATGTTCCTGCTGGAGGGCGTGTCGCGGTATCGAGCGGGTTGACTTCTCCGACGATCGTCGACGGGGTGTTCGACACGGCGGACTTCACATGGTCTACCGTCTCGGGGGATCAGTCCGAACAGATCATCCTCTACAACCACGACGGCAATGGCGCGGGTGCGGACTCGGCGCGACAGCTGATCGCGTTCTACGATACGGGCATGACGGGCATGCCGGTCACCCCAAACGGTGGGAACATCAACGTCACCGTTGGCAGCAATTGGTTCGCACTGTAGAAGGAACGATAAAATGGATGCACAGCTTCACGGCCGACCGACCGGCTTGCCTCACAATCTGTTCTCGACTCTCGGTCCACAGTGCGCCCGTTGCTCGGGTCTTGGCCATGTTCTTGGTGCCAACCCCGGTTTCGTGGTGCGGTCCACGTCTCGCTGCACCTGTAAAGGCACGGGCGTCGATCAGGAGGCGGTCCGTGCCCGGGAGTTCGATGCCCTGACCCGGCGGCTCGCGGATCTGGAGGCGGCGTTTCTCCGCGAGCAGGCCAAGTATGCGGTCCGTGATCAGGCTCCGCCTGATGTCAAGAACAGCCGTCAGTTCTGGCAAGAGCTGATTGCATGGGCGACGGCGGACGGCACTGCGATTGCCAATACCACGACGGAAGCGATCATCTTTCCCAACGTGGTCATCCCGGCCAACTACATGCAGGATGGCCGTGCGCTCCGCATGCTGCTGCGTGGCCGCTGGTCCACGACGGCGACTCCGACTTTGACCTTCGCCCAACGCTGGGGCGGCGTCGGTGGCACGGTGATCGCGCAGTCCGGAGCCATCGTGACCTCGACGGTCACCAATGCCATCTGGGAGATGATACTGGAGATCCAGACTCGTCTCAACGGTGCGACCGGCACGTTGTTCTCGATGGGCTCGGTGACGCTCTACGAGGATGCGGTCCCGACGATGGGCACTGTGACCAACTACGGGTGCAAGAGTCCGATGGGATCGGCGGGTGTCACGGCCCCGGCGGCGGTGACCTGCGATCTCACAGCGGATACGTCGCTGTCGCACACAGCGGATTGGTCAGCGGCCTCGGCCTCGAACACGTTGACCGGCCATAACTTCATGTTGGAGTCGCTCAACTAGCCATGGCGACCCGGTTCTGGTTCCAATCGACGGGTTCACCGTCCATCTCCCCGAATTTTGATGCGGGGTGGGAGCAGACCGGGTCGGCCACGCGCCGTCCGATGACGGACAAGAAGCAGGCGTCAACAGTGTCGGCGTTGACGAACTCCTCGGCGATCACGATCCCGATCACGACGACGCAGCAGATCCTCGCGTATCAATTCATCAGCGATCAAATCTTCCTCCCCGTCCGACTCGATGCGTCGGTGCTGTTCTCGATGGTGGTCCGCTGCTCGGAGAATGCCACCACCAACAACGCCTTTCTCGCCTACGTCCTCCGGGCGCTGGGGGTCGATGGGTCCAACACCGTGCTCGCCACGCTCGCCTCCTCGATGACGAATGCGGGCACGGAGTTCGCGGTCACGGCCTCGGCGGCCACGAGGATCTTCGGCAACGGGACGACAACGGTTGCATTGACAGCGTCCTCGCTCCTCCAGCCGTGGCGGTTGTGTCTGGAGTTCGGCGCGCATGCTCAAGCGCCGACCGCCGCAGGGTCGTTCATCCAGCGGATCGGCTGTGACAATGCCAGTGACTTCGCCTTGACCTCCGCGCTGACCACGAATCTCAACCCGTGGATGGAGTTGTCGGTCAACCTCAAGGCCCTGACCTCGAACAATCACAAGTCGATCAAGGCGGCGTCGGGCATGTCAGTCGGAGATCGGATTCGATGATTCGCACCCATTACACGCTTGTCTGTGGGCGGTGTCGCAAGGTCATCATGAAAACGCGGAACCGCAACGTCCCACGACCGGTTCGATTGTCGGTCTGCTCCATCTGTAAGCCTGTAGTACGTTGGGATTCTCGCTCGGTGGGAGAAAGTAAATAATGGCGCTCCTCATAATCATGACGCGCAACACACGCACTCAGACCAAGGACGCGCGTGCCTGTTACGAGCGGAGATCGGATTCGATGATGGGAGAATCGTAATGGCACGCACCGTGATCCTTGCCCCGCAGACTGTGCCTGCGGAGAACTTCATCTCCCGGACCCGGAGCTATGGCACCACCGCATCCGGGAAGCTGGAGATCTCGATCCAGTCTCCCGACTGGACCTCCAAGCCAGAGTTGCTCATGGCCTGCTGGATCGAGCGATCTGTGGATGGCGGCACGACATGGGCACATGTCTGCTCCTTCACTGCTCGCGGAGGTGGCGGGCTTCCAACATTGAAATTCGCATGGAGCGGGACTCCCTGCGACGTGAAGATCACGGTAGCCGTCTCCGTTGCCTGCGACATCGGCCTGAGCTACGAGCTGTTCTAAATGGCCGTCACCAAGGTTGGCACAGCGGTCGGAGCGGAAGTCGTCGGTGGGACCTCTCTTACCCTGACCGTCGATAGCGCCGGAGCGGACTGCCTGCATACCATGGTCGGGTGGCGCAACAACGCCGATCAGGCGCTGTCCAGCGTCACGTGGAACGGCAGTGCCTCCGGGGTCGAGTTGCGCGGAGCCTCCGGGGCATCCGGCCAACGTGTCAACATCGAGGAATACTCCATCGTCGGACTCGATGGGGCCTCACACGATGTGGTCTGGTCGTTCTCTGCATCTGCTGATATTCGAGGAGAAGCACAGCCCTTATCCGGCGTCTCCAGCTTCGGCACGACGGGGATCGGCACGACGCTTGGCACCTCGGACGGAGCCGTCAGCGCCAATGCCGGATCGGCCACGATTGCTGACGATCTTGTCATGTGTTCCTTCGTCTTCGGCATCACCGACATCACAGGTTCGTTGACCCCAAATGGCGGCCAGACTCAGACCGCCGCGCCCAATCTTGTGAGTGCTGAATGCGTGACGGCGGCCTCCAGTGAGCCCGGCGGCGGCACGGTGAATTGCGGCTATACATGGACGACCTCAACGAATGACTGGGGTCGTGTGCTGGTAACACCGTATCAGGCTGCCCGAATCTATCCGGACTACAACATGAGGCCGAAGCCGATGCGTCCCGCAATCTTCTCACCGGGGCACGGGCGATGAGCTTCATTCAACGCCGGACGACTAAGGGGTCGATCAATCCGCTCCGGACGGAACCAGTTTTCGACGACAGCCAGTCGATCACGATGGCGTCCATCGCTAGTGGGGCCACGCTCACGGCCCCTACGGTTACACCAGGACCAGTTGACGTCATAGGGACGAACATCGCTTCGGGTGCAACCCTTACGGCACCGTCTCTCTCGTACGTTGTGAGTGTTCCGTCGATCGACAGTACGGTCACGTTGACCGCACCCAGTCTTGCGTATGAGGTAAATATCGCCCCGATTGCAAGTGGCGAGGTGTTGACACCTCCGACAGTTGCATCAGACAGTCTGTCAATCACGGCCACGGATATCGCTTCGACCGTGTCACTGACACCCCCCTCTTTGACTTACGTAATCGATGTCCCTTCGATTACGAGCACAACGATTCTGACGTCTCCAACTTTGGCGTATAGCGTCGTCATTACAGCGATTGGAAGTGAGGCGAGTCTTACTTCGCCTACCCTCTCTTACGTCGTCAGTGTTCCGTCCATTAGTTCCACAGTTGCTCTAACTTCTCCTTCTGTCGCGTTGGATGGCGTAATCAGTGTTACGACCATTGCAAGCGGTGCGACACTGACCGCACCCACCGTAACACCAGGTGCGGTGACAATTACTCTGGCATCCATCGCCAGTGGTGCGACACTCACAGCACCGTCTTTATCGTATGCTGTGAGTGTTCCTTCAATCGGGAGTACGGTCACCCTGACCGCACCTACGGTTGCGGTAACTGTCTTCCTAAACCCAATCAGTAGTGGTTCATCGTTAACCCCTCCTTTCATCACTCCAGGTGCAGTAGGGGTTACGATCGTAACGATCACCAGCACCGCGACCCTTACTCCTCCTTTGAGTATCGTTGTAGCGGGGGCATGGGTGTATGGTGACATTGTATCACTCACGGGTCTTTCTTTCACGGTGTCTTCTCTGAATGTAGAGGCCGCGAGATCCGATCTCTATAGTATGTCTGCCACGCTTGCAAAGATGGAAGACGTGCTCGCAGAAACTTCGGAAACGTTTGAATCTTAAGGACTGATCGTTTATGGCACTACGTGAACCCGATACCATTGTTGGACCCTACAGAGAACGTGATAGTGTTTTCTTGACCTGTACGATCCGCGATAATCTGGATGTTGCAATACCTGGTTCGTCATTGGTGAGTATCGTCTACACCCTCTATTCTGAGAGGACGTTACTTGTTATCAATTCCAGAGATCACGTGAGTTGTATCGGTAACGTCGATGGGAATGGTGTGTTAAGTTTGGAATTGACTCCAGCTGATATGGCCATTGTTGATAACAAACTTGCTGAAAATCATCGAATGCTTATCGAATGGATTTGGAATTCTACACGACGGGGGTCGCATGAAATCCAAATTCAAGTCAGCAACGTTGCCAAAGTACCCTAATCCTTGAAAGAGGAACAAATGGACGAACAACGGCATCACCAGACCGGATCAAGTATCAACGACGATAGGGACCGGATGTTGAATCAAAAACTTGACCGTCTGGAATACGAGAATCAAATTCTCCAGAAGCAGGTTACGGCTCTTGAGACAACGATCAACGTGGTGAAACTTGAACAGTCTCATCTGAAAGAGCTTTTCGACGCACGCTTTAAGATCATTGAAGCGGCGCACATGGCTCAGTTGAATAAGTTGGAGCAGATGTCGAAGGAGATTCAAACGATGGCGAGTGACGTGGATAATTCTCCTGCCACTCGAGCGTTACAAGTGCAGGTAAATGAGATTCGGGATCGTGTCGTGATGATTGAAGAAATCCTTAAAGAACTACGTGACTGGAAGAACCAAGTCGACGGTGCGTTGTTCTTTCTCAAATTCGCAACTGGTGGGAGTCTATTAGCTCTTGTATTGGCGGTAGTTAAGATTCTTACGGGGAGCTAATATGAACCTTCTTCAGATGATGAAACGACTCGCGAAATTACAGGTTCGTGAACGTGCGGCTGGTCGCAATCACCCTGCGATCCTCTGGGCGCACGAACTCTGCAAGATGCCCGAAGGTACACCCGACGAAGTCGCATGGTGTTCCTCGATTCTCAACCTCTGCGCCGCGCTCTTGAATATGTCGCGGTCGCAATCAGCGGCGGCTCGGTCGTGGATCGACGTGTCACTCGGAACGTTGATCACCGATCCGAATACTATCCACGCTATGCTTGACAACGGACAACTCAAACCCGGCAACGTCGTTCTCATTTTCAAACGAGGTGAAGGGGCCGGTCAGTTGGGTTGGGAAGTCAAGAAAGCTCCCGGTCACGTCGCGCTACTCGAGAACTTTGTCATGCCTGACCGTGTGATCGTCTGCGGTGGGAACCAGAGCAATATGATTACCAGCACAGGGTTCCCAATCGAAGACATTCTCGCGGCGCTGGTCGTTAAAGAAGTTCAATAGAAAGGACCACCATGTCAGACGGTAAGTTGCTCAGTGGACAAACGCTACTCCCAGAGCAGACGCTCGTGTCTGTTGGGGAACATGCGCGACTCCACTATCAGGGAGACGGCAACCTCGTTGTCTACCTTGATGGACCACCATTCTGGGCGTCGCACACCGACGGTTACAGCGCTCAGAAACTCGAGATGGATCGCAACGGCAACCTTGTCATCTACGACAAGGGTGGTCCGATCGCGTCGACTCGAACGCACGGCCATCCCGGAGCCATGGTTCAACTTCAAGACGACGGCAACTTCGTTGTCTACGAAGATCCGAAAGGACCGAAGGCCGGACAGCCGATTTGGGCGAGTTCAACCGGTGAGTTCGTTATCGGCGATTGTGTTGTCACTCCTCGGCCGATTGGTTCGCCGATTGTTGGTCGCATCGAGATGTTGGACCAAGGTCGGTCTGGTATCAAGGACGCCAACGGTCGACGACTCGTTGTCGGTCTTCACGCCGGGAGCCTCTTGTCGGAAGGCTACAACAAGGGACTCGGTCGGGTGACGCAGGCATTGGACTACGCCCAGTCGCGTAACTTCCAATTCGTTCGCACGTGGACGAATCTGCCGGCACCCGAATGGTGGGGAATTTTCCCGCGACCGGGAACGTTCTCGATCCTTGACCCACGACACTGGGAAGTCATCGATCGTTTCGTCGACGAACTCCTCGCGCGCAACCTTCGTTGGTTGGTTTCGCAAGGCGACCTGCTGTGGTTCTTCTCGAGCGGCAAATGGTCCCAGCAGCAGCTGTTCGACTACATGGCCGATCTGGGTCGCCGGCTTCAGGCTCGCGGCGGCGCGGAGACCGTCGTGCTCGGTGTTGACGCTGGCAACGAAGCGTGGAACTTCACCAAATGTGAAGACCCGGTGTTGATGGGCGCCATGCTGGACGCGTTTTTGAAGAAGTGTCCGGTGGCCATTCGTTCAATGACGTCGGCGATTGACGAAGGGACGTTGAATCAGTTCGACGCGGCTCCCGTCTCGATCACCGACAAGCACGGAAGCCGAATGGCGTATCGTCATGCGACCGAACGATCCTACACGGTCGGTTACTGGGACGGCAAGACGCGTCCCTACACGATCGACAGCGAGATGCCGGGTTGCGGCCCCAAGGTTTCGGCGACGAACAATCCTGCAGAGTGGATGGAACGCGAAGTGATGGGCATGTATACGCTCGTCGCGTTGCTCAGCCACCAAATCCCGGTGATGATGTCGTCCCCGGGTGTCTACATGGAAGGCGAATCCTTCGAGCAGTACGACGAGCAACTGTCGATCGGCCCGATGATCGCCGCGGCACTCCCGCAGGACATTCAATCCTGGCAGCTGTTCCACGGAGGTCCGGATCGAAACTTCTCCAAGGATCAGATCCTCCGTGCGCCACCGGTGCCCGGGAACTTCCGATGTGACCACGCACGCGGCCCGAACAATCAATACGGCGTTGCCATCTACCAAGACGCGCCGGGCCCACTCTCGATCGAAGCCATCAACGGATTCGAAGGCGAGATCTGGGACCCAGGCACGATGGACCGATCGCCCATCTCGTTCAACAAAGGGCAGATGGTGCAGTTCGACTTCCGACGTGGTCGGTTTTTGTTAGGCAAGCGGACAACGTAGAAAAGGAGAGTGTAATGAATCTGAGTGAGGTACTCGCAAACAAGTTCGTCGCCGGAGCCCTAACGGGATTGTTGGCGGCGGCTGTGGTGGACTTTGGAGCCTTCCGATCCTGGAAGAACTTCAACGAAGCCTATTCTTACGACTGGCCCACCGCCGGATGGCGTTGGTTCCAGGGAGCCGTGAGTGGTCTGTTGACTGCTGCCGGCATTGGAGCGATTTCATGAGGACGAAATCCTACATCGCTGTTGTCCTCGTCGTACTGCTGTCGACTCTGTCGGCGGCGTCGTGTGCGAAAGCACCGCCCAACCTGACACCACAGGCCACGGTTGCGTTCAAGGGAACTCAGGCGGTCAAAGCGCTTGACATTCTCCGAGACACCGCCGTCTCGGCGAACGCACAGAACCCGCCGCTGCTGTCGGAAGACATCACACGCAAGGTTGTCCTCTACCACCAGGCAACCGTGAAGACGATTCAATCGTCGACGGCCGGATGGCAATCCGCCGCACTGACCGGACTGACGGCACTCCTCGATAGTGTGCCACCCGCCCAGAGGGCCGTTCTGGAGCCCTACACCGTTCTGATTCGAACCGTCATCCAGGAGGTGACACGTTGAGCGGCAACATCAGCGTTGATCCGCGACTCATCAACGTCGCGATCGCCGAACTCCCGGCGCTCATCGGTTGGATTCGCGGCCAGTTCGCGAAGAACAACCCGGATGCGCCTGTGCCTACGAGCGAGGAAGTCATCGCATCGTTCAACTCGGCTTGCGAGTCGTCGCTGGCCAAGGACGCGGCGTGGTTGGCACAGCATCCGCAATCGTAGTGCAAGCTTCCATGTGAGGGACTCGCCCAACTAGCCGCCCTACTGCATGGTGGTCAAACCGGTCCCGTATCCTCGTTCTGTGGTGGTGACGAGGGTGCGGGGCCGGAATGACGTTTCTCCCGTAAAACATTTCCGAAAGAGGCTACCGATGAAGAGCATACTACTCACAGTCGTATTCGTTCTATCCGCCGTGTCCGCGTTCGCCCAGAATCCCTGCACCACTCCGTCGACGAATGCGATCGTCACCACGGCACCGGCGCGGTTGTTTGCTGAGCTCAGCGATCTCACGGCCACCCTGCCCGATGGCACCGCGGTCAATGTCGACTACCAGTACGGTGCATGGAATGCGGGTCAGGATGTCAATGCCGTTCCGCCGGCTCAGGGACCGAGCACCTTGCCGAAGACGGCATTCGCTCCGGTCGCTGGCTTTCCCGGATGCTACGAATTGACCGGCGGACTGCCCGGACTCATACCGTCCCAGACGCGCATGGTCGTGGCCCTACGATCGCGTGGACAGCCGAATGCCTCGGTGCCGATCTCCCCATGGTCAGCGCCATCCAATTCTTTCAGCTTGGCCTCGACACCAGTGAACCCTGCGGTGCCGGGGCAGGTCCGAATCCGGCCGTAGTCGTATTGGGTTGGCCGACGACAGTCAGTCGGTCTGCGTGGCCGGGTCTTGAGGTGACGGTTCGTCTGACCTCAGGACAACGTATTCGATCGTTTGAGATTGATCTCATCGGCGATGGGGTGCCAGGGTTCTGGGTTGACTTCGGCGTGAACACGGATGGACGTAATGCGGGACGTTTCGCATTCATCCCGGAGAAGACTGGACGATTTGAAATGATCATGTGGACGACGGATGAGTGCGGCAGGACTGCACGAACTGGCGTACAACGATTCGTGACAGTGGTGCAATGAATCCTGAGCTACGGATTTTCCTGAGGCACGACGCGGGGCGGCTGTTGGCCGGGGCGGAAACCTCGGCCGCAACCAGGTTGGTGCGTGGAGCGTGTGGAGGGGCTGTAGTTGAGGACCGGCGCGGTTCCGCGGGGAGGGGCCGCGCCGGGGGTTCTTACCGGGGAAGGGTTTTAAACGGTGCGTTCTTGCCCGTTAAAGGCCTTAAGGGCGGACCGGCGGGGCCGCGCCGGGGGTTTTGCCGGGGGCCGCGCCGTCCGTTGCAACGGGCGCATCCGATTTGGTGGCACGTTTCTTCTTCACCTTTCGCAGCAGCCGAATGCGACCAACGGGATGCGTCGTCATATCCTCGTCCGTATAGAGTTCGGCTTCCTCAACTTCTTTACGAACGTACTCCGATAGCGTCCAGGTAGACGCGACTCCGGCCCCTACGCGTTTGACGATCTGCAACGCGATCAGATCCTGCATCAATCGTTGGATCGTGGCGAAGGGGTAGTGCGTTTTCACGGCGAGTTCTCGCATCGAGATTGGCGCGAGCACCTTGGCGCCGCCCATCGCATGAATCATCGTTCTCAACACATCCTCATTGCGCTGAGAGATCGTATCCAGCATGACCTTCTTGATCAGATGGTATTCTACCTCAGTCACCTCGCTCCGTCCGTAGACCATTGCGATGCCACGCGACAGCTTCGCCAATTGCTGGCCCAGACGAGTACCGACTTCGGCCGTCGGTCTCGACCGCATGATCTCGTTGTTGTACGTATCACGAGACACACTACCGCGAAGACGGGCACCGAACTTGGCGAGCGAGACAATCTTTGATAACCACTGATCTGGAAGTGAAGGTACCGTCCGTCCGGCACACGTCTTCTCCAAGTAGGCTTTGACGACACCTTGGAGTTCGTGACGCATCGTGGTCTCTCGGTCTGAGTTCTCGATCGCACGACGGATGATGTCGTTCTCCGACATGTGGTGGAGATTGTCGCCCACCATGAACTTCAAGAACCGTTCGCCTAACGACTGGTGCTGTTCCGCCAGATCGTAGATCCGTGGTGTGGACGCGGCCAATACGGTGAACCGTGATTCGTACTTGCGCACGACACCGTTGCCGAACGACTTCGAACACCGTCCGTCATACGCATCGCGCAAGATGCCGAAGATCTCTTTCTGTTCTCGGTCTGGCAATGACAAGATGCTGGTAAAGTCTTTCACCACGAGTACCTTGCCTTGGAGCTTCGGAATCAACGACGGATCACCGACCCCGGCAAAGTTCGCTCCGCTGATCAACGATGGGGCGGTGAGCGTACTGGTCGCGTGCGTCTGATCTACCTCTTCCAGAGAAGAGATAATGGCCGTCTTTGCCGAACCCGGTGGGCCAACCAAAAACATCCATACCGGAGATCCGTCGATCTGTTGCGACAATACGGTAGCAAGCATGACGTCGATCGCATCCGTGTTGCGAAGGAAGAACCACTTGTTGAAGACCGCATGCACCTGATCCAACGTGGGCGCCGTCTTCCACACCTTCGCGGTGGTTTCTTTGCGACGACGGATGGTGATCTTTCCATGACTGACTTTCGCTTCCGTCTTCACCTGTTCCATTGACTTCGGTGTTTCGTGGAACCGACGCTTCAACTTTTCCCAACACTCGGGTGCGGTCTCTCGTTGAATGGCTCCGTAGATCACCCAGTCCCGCGTATCAAATCCTTGCGGCACTTCGTCGGGCCAGTGAACAAATGTGAGCCGGCGAACGGATGTCTTCAGTTTTTCAAGAATCTGCTTCTCGCCAAGCGAACCCGCCGTGTCATTGTCGTACAACGTATGCACGTTACGACCAGCGAACCATTGCACCCACTCGGACTTGAAGGTATTGGCTCCTGGCACTCCGACCACCACACCGGGTTCGTTGAGCAGCTTCAATAACCACCGGAGCGCGATCGTATCCCATTCGCCTTCACACAGATAGACTGGATCATTGGGTTGTTGTTTCAGCCGATGTGCCCCAAACAGCTGCACATGACAGCCCGAGGTCGACATCATGAACTTTGTTCGAAGGTTGAACTTGCGGATATCCTGTACGTGGCCGTCGAAGTCCCGCACCGGGAAGGTAAAGGCTTCGCCGTCCCATCCGAGTTCATATCCTTTGAACGCGTCGTTCGGCAACTGGCGGTTGGCCGCGAGCTTTCGAAGAATCTTACCTCGGATGTCCTTCTGATACTCCTTCGCGCGGAGCTCAAGAAACTTCGACACGTTGCCCGACAGACCGGTGGACTTGCTATCCCACAGACCGTTGTCGGTGTTCACATAGAACTTGTTCTCCTTCCCAGAAAAGGGATCAAATCCGAAGATCTGATTGCCCCGCTCTCCTGTAAACTCAACACCGTGAGCTTCGAAAACCTTGAGGAACCGTTTGTCCGCCATCTCACGCTGCCTTTCGAACGGGACCGCCAACAATCTCTGGGGGTAGTTTAATCTTGGTGGGACGCGACCACCGAGTCTTTGCAATCTTCATCTCTACTGGCAAGCGAACCGGGAGACCCAACCGCTTGCTGTCCATCTGCATCGCACGGATCACGTCTTTCATCAGATCGATACAGTGCAGATGTTTCGGAACCTCGAGGATCACTTCGTCGTGCACGGTGACCAACAGCTTGACACCCTTCCACTCCGGAGTATCCTTCAACATCTGCCACACGTTGATCAACCCATTCTTCATCACATCAGCCGCGGTGCCTTGGATAAGATAGTTGACCGCACGATAGGCGTAGCTCTTGTCGAACGTATACCGACGACCGAAAGGACTCCAGATGACTCCCTTGTCGGTGGCTTCCTTGATCAACTCCGACATGAATCGCTTCACGCCAGGGAGTTCCAATTCGTATTTCGCAACGAATTCTGCGGCCGTATCGAGATCGGACTTCAGTAACTTCGCTACCTTGGGGACGCCGCCCCCATACAGCTTACAGAACATGATCAGCTTCGCACACTTGCGGTAGTAGTCCGCAAGATCGTCGAAGTCATCGCGCTCTCCGAACACCTGCTTCGCAATGCTGCCGTGGAAGTCTCTTCCCGACATCAACGCTTCTTGCATCGCCTTCTCGCCAGAGAGGTAGGCGAACAGCCACACCTCAATCTGCGAGTAGTCTGGTAGATACCATATGTGGCCGGGACGCGGCCCGAACGCTTCTCGCGGCCGCGACTGAATATCTGCCTTGCGACGTCCGGTGGTCTCTGACGCTACCTGTTGCAGGTTCGGGTCAGAGCACGACAGTCGTCCGGTGATCGCACCGGTCTGTTTGAAGCTGGGATGCAACACCCAGACTCCGGGACTCTCCTTCGTCCAGTATTTCCGGTAGACGTGAAGGAATGAATTGTTTGTTTGCTGTGCCGCATTGTGTTCCAGTACGGCTTTCGCCAATGGGTCGGGCGGGACCTTAATATAGCGCGCACCCGTCTTCTTGTTGCGAACCCACTTCGCGCCAATCGGAAGCTGGTCGTCTTTCCGAGCCATCTCAAACCAATCGTTCGGTTGGATGACATACCCCTGCCCCATCTTCAACAGTGTCTCGCCGTTCAATGAATAGTTGAAACGTCCGAGCTTCTCATTGAACGTTTGCGTGTAGACCGGCACATGACGTCGATCTTCGTAGAACACCTTCGACATCTGCGGTGTGGACTTGAAATTCAAACCCTTGCCGCCGTGCTGCTCGGCTATGGTGCGTTGCTTTGCACGATAGTCGTCGTAGAACTTGATGAGACTCCGCACACGTGGTCGATAGATACGGACGCCAGTCGTCTCCATATCTTTCAAGACCCAGAAGAGTCGGTGTTCTCGGTCGCAGACTTCCTTCGTGCGCTTGTCTCGTTGAATCTCTTCCCACCACGCCATGTAAACGAGCATCGCTCGAATGGCGTCGCCCACTCCGTAATCTTTCAGAAGTTTGTCAGACGCCAACCACATGTCGGCCTTCTGGGGCTTCGTTCCGGCAAATTCCTTGGTCGCAATCGACCAACGATCTTTCTTGGCGCGGTGTCGAAGTTTATTGACCTCGTTCAACAACGCGCGTTCGTCCCCGTCTGAATAGTTGAACCATTTCTTGCACAACTGTTTCAACGCATACGTCAACTCTTGGCCGCTCGTCGCTACGTGGGCCACGATCTGGGTGTCAATGACTGTGCCTCGGATCTTCGCGCCAGAGGCCTCGGCCATCATCACATCGAATCTGGGGTTGTGTCCGATCTTCGTGATCTTGTCGTTCGCCCAGAAATCGTGAACAAGTCGAAGCTGCTTCGGATCCCACTTCACTTCTCGGGTGATCGGATCGACTTTCGCTCGCAGGTAGTCCGTGTTACCTTCCTGATCACAGAAGGTCCACACGAACGCCGCCGCCGGAGCGATACGTCGATATTCGATCTGCGGCTTCTTCTTGTCTCCGAAGTCATACTTCACCCGACGGCTCTCACCCCACGGCAACATGCCGGTGGTTTCAGAGTCCGTCGAGATTATATTACCACGGACCTTGAGTCCGCTAGCGACTCGTACTAGCATAGTCGCTCAACCAAGTGACGAATGCACAGCGATCGCAGAAGTGATTCGGAGTGCCACAGGTCGGCGGGTCTTCGCAATGTCGGTGCTTTGACAACCAGAACAATGCATCTTCGAGAATCTGTTTTCGATTGGCCACCCAGAAGGCCATCATGGACATGTAGACCGCAATGTCGGTCATTCGCGATTCGGGCGACTCGGACTCCACATGTCCTTCAATTACGAACCGGCGCAACGCCGACGTTTGTTTCCGTGTCCTCGCCCAGAGGTCTTGTTCGACCGTGATGCCGGTTTCGAACGCCGTCTGGAGAATCTCCAACATGGCCACCCCATCTGGGTGGTAGTCCTTGTTCTTCTTCCACTGTAACAGATTGCAGTCATGGAGGAATTGTTCCATCTGCAAGCTCATTTCGTCGACAGTCATATGTGCCTCATCCAAAGAAGAAAAAAAGTGAACTGGGCGGTGGGATCACTGACCCACGCTTTAAGGCGTCTCCTATAAGACTCCACCCAGATCGTATTACCGGTTAGCGCTTCTTCTTTTTCTTCGGCACCGACTCCGCCGGCGACTCTTCAACGGACACGATCTTGTCCGCGGAGAGTTTCAGCGTCTTACCCTTGTCGGTCTTGATGAGGACTTTGCCTTCGGCTTCGAAGAGTTCGACGACCTCGCCCTTCACGCGGCCGTTCTTGGAATCGGCCTTGACGACCGAGCCGACGACGACGTCGACTTCGTCTTCGACCTCTTCCTCTTCGTCGTCCTCCTCGTCCTCATCCTCCTCGTCATCCTTGCTCTTCTTCTTGCCCTTGCCCTTCTTGGGCTTTTCTTCCTCCTCGTCGTCGTCATCTTCCTCGTCGTCGTCATCGTCTTCATCTTCGTCCTCGTCTTCCTCGTCCTCGTCGTCGTCGTCGTCCTTCTTGGACTTCGACTTCTTCTTGGACTTCTTCTTCGGTTCCTCCTCCTCTTCCTCTTCATCGTCCTCTTCTTCGTCCTCGTCGTCGTCCTCCTCCTCGTCATCGTCGGAGTCGTCGTCTTCGTCCTCGTCGTCGTCGTCTTTCTTCTTCTTGCCCTTCTTCTTCTTGGGCTCGTCGTCCTCTTCTTCGTCCTCGTCGTCCTCCTCGGCTTCGTCGTCCTCGCCGAGCACGCCGTTGACGTAGAGGTTCTGGAACTCGCCCTTGGTCTTCAACGAGACCTTGCACTTCGGCTTCGACTTCTTGATGTCGTCGAGGATCTGCTTGAGTTCATCTTCCAGATCCGTGAGCTCCGACGTGTCGTAGCCCATCGCCTCGAGCTTGCGGAGAAGATACGGCAGGTGCTCTTCGGTCAGACCTTCGAAGTCCAACTTCTGCTTGCCCTTGTAGTCCCCTTCCAGGAACTTCCAAGTGATGACGACCTGCACGCGCTTGTTCTTCGAGACGCCGACCTTCGCTTCGACGGCTTGCATGCGATACTTGCCGTCGTTGAATTCTTCGAACCCGCCTTCGGACGCCGCCTCCTTGGCTTTCTCGAGATGCTTGTTCATCCCGCGGAGGTGCTTGCCGAAGTCGACCGTCTTGCCGCCGCCCGAGGACTTGCTGGTCTTACCCTTGCTCTTTTTCTTCATGATCTATCCCTTTACGAAACGTGGTTAGCTACGACGAACCTTGAACTTGGACTTTGTCTTCTTCTCTGTGGTGGTCTCCTCCTCGGGTTGGTCAATGTCCGATGACTTCTTCGGAACATACTTGTTGTTGAAGGCCAGCCGCACGTTGCGGTAGCCCTCTTCCGCCGAGCGGCCCATATCAATTCGACGAATGGGCTGCCCGTCTGGTGTCTGAAACCGTCCCTGCAATCGATGTCCCGCAGAGACGTGGTCGTCGCCAAGAATTTGAAGGACACGGCGCTGCCGATCGTATGTGTAGTAGGCCCAGATGTCCACGGAGCCTTCGACCAAGTCGCGCATCTTCTTGTGCATGGTCGGCATCATACGGTCGTAGTTCTTGCCGTCCCGTGTTTCGACTTCCTGCTCCTGGGCATGTGAGATAAAGATCACTCCCTTGCCGATGTTGAGCAGATCGCCGAATACACGTTCAAACTCCTTGCGATTCTCGCGCCATCCCTTGCCCCACTCCTCTTCAGCGAGGTCGTTGATGACCAACTTCTCACACGTGTAATCCTCCACCATCGGGTAGAGTTTGTCCACGATGTCGACGACCACGGTGTCGAACGTGTCGTCTTTCTTCAAGGCACGCACGGCCTTCTTGAACGTCTTCCAATCGTCGACCACGACTGGATACAGACGGAGCGCTTTGCCTCCCGGCTCGGTGAATAGGTGAACCGTCTTGCCGAACAACGACGTGAGCGTCGTCTTACCGATCTTCTTCTCGCCGAAAATCAGCCATGTGTATGCACCGAGGTTGTCGTTCGGTTCACTCAGCTCCGTCGGCAGACGAAACTTCTCTTCCGGCGCCACCTCCTTTTCCTTACTCTTCTTCTTGATCCCAGGTTTCGCTTTCTTGACTACGGCCATGACTACTCCTCTGCTCGTTGTCGTGTTAGTTGAGGACACGCTGGCGGAGAAGCGATATGCGCACCTCCGGTTTGCCCACAGTCTAGACATCGTGGTCCCTGATCAGCCGGATCGTTTTGCCGAAGCTTGCATTCCTCCGTACACTTGCCACGACGTCCACATTCAGCACAAGGATACCCTTCGTTCGGCCAACTATCCCATTCCATCTTCTACTCCCTCTTCTTGATTCGAAGTGACTGAATCGGAATCACTGTGCCAGCCACTTCAACTGGTGCGGTCGGGAACACGTACCCACGCATTGTCTTCAGATGATCCGCCAAAACATGTTGCAGTTCCTCATCCGATGCCTTTAGACCGGGAGCCTTGATGAGACCCTGCCTCCATCCACCGTTGTAGCTGCAGACGGAACACGGAGTCATGTTGCGATTCTTCCGGTACAACAACTCTCGGATCGCATTGAGTTGCGTCGATTCCCAGATCGTCTGTAATGACTGATCGGGAAACTTGCCGACAGGGATCTGCGTTGACCAATCGTAGCAGCAAACCGGGACGACACCGTTGTAGCCCATGTTCAGTTCGCGGAAGGGCCGTGTGCACTTCTTCTGCAATGGCTCGGTAATCGGTTCCTGGCCAAGGAGATTCTGTAACGGTTTCTCCGGAGAGTTGCCGGCTTCATTGTTGATGTCCTTGGAGACGGGGCGGCCAGACTCCGTTCGCTTCTTGGCATTGACTTCCCCGAGATCGTCCAACACAAAAATCTGTTGAAGTTTGGTCGGATAGCGTCGATAGATCGACAGATGATCGGGGTTGTCATAGTAGTGATCCACAACACGATGGATGTTCGGATGTTTCTTGGCGTACTGCTTTGCGTAGGCCATGAACATATCGTAGCGGGTCTTGTGTTCCTCGTGCGGCTTGCCCCACCAACGTTTGTAGGCGTTGATCGCAAGGAGATTGAGGCCACGAGCAAACCACTCCGTAACCAGTTCCTCAAAGACCTTCCACTCCTCGATCTGCGATCCGTTGGTCTGCAGCTGGATGTGGGCCTTCGGATCGCGACGAATCGCGGCGACCACATCTGGGAATCGCTTGTGCAACGTTGGCTCGCCGTGATTGTCCAACTCGACGCGCACACCGCCGGGGAGCCATGTCCGCGTTTCCTTGAACATCTCCTTGACGAGTTCGACCGGCATCTCGCGGAAATCGTTCCAGCCTACTCCTGGAGTTGACTTTGAACGGATAGAATGGATGCCGCAGAACCAGCACGAGTAGTTGCAACCCTCAACTACTTCGAGTTGGATGGACCACGGATTTTGAACGAACGGTTTTGTTGGTACTCGAACCTTCATGACTTCTCCTTCAGTGTCTTCTCGATTTGTGTCCAAGGAAAGGTCACGCGAACCTTTGCCATGTAATCCGGATGGGTCTTGGAGAATCGAACCAGCGCCAATCCAACCTTCCGAACACGTTCGTTGATTCCTCCGTAGCCTCCCGGATTGTATCGCTTCTTCGCGAATGGGGCATCCATGCACACCACCTGTGCGGTGATGCCTTGGTCGAACGCAGCGAAGGTGACCTGCACATCGTCCATGCAACCTTCGTCAACCGTGTAACGCATCTTGGAGTAGAACTTGTGTGGGAGCGCCCAGAACATTGCTGAACGCTTCTTGTAGAATCGAAGACCGTCATGGGTCTCCAATGTGCGTTTGATTCGACCCGCATCGAAGTGTTCCGCCGTGCCGTGCACACCGGCGACGATGCATGGCTGAATCGGATACACGAACGACGCATGCACCAAAGTCAGTAGACTCTTCTGACTGAAACGCGTATTGTCGTCGGTGACTACGTAGCGTTCGTATCCCACGGCGGTTGCGGCTTTCCGTAATTCTTCCCTGGCCAGGGTGCCGCTGGCAACAGGGTTGTTATACCTGACCCAGGTGATACGTTTGAACTCTTTCTGCACCTTTCGATACTTCTTTTCTTCGGCATTTTCGATGCCAATGTAAGTCGAAGGACGATTCAGAAACGGCTGTGCACGCAGCGTTTTCAGAAGCACCTCAGGTCGACCCTTGGATGGAATCAGCACTGCGAACTTTCTTGTCGTCACGCGCACAGCCATATCCTCCTTCTACTTCTTCTTGCCGCCGACGAGATCGCGCTTCTTCTCCAACTTGACCTTTTTATCGGTCAACTTGTCGATGCGCTTCTGGATCTTGTCGATGCGCTTCTGAACGCGTGCGGCCGACTTTGCGACTCGTGCCGCTTTTGCCGCCGCTTTCTTGTCGACTTTCGCTGCTGCTTTCTTTGCTGCTTTCGCCATGGTGGTTCGTAGCTCCTGCTCGATTCGTTGTTGAAACTTGGACTGAGCCTCGAGCAAAGCTCGTTCCAAGAAGCGACTCCCACGGAATGTGAAAGTCGTCATACCCGGTCGTGTGGGTATTCGCCGTTGGTGGAGATCCATTTGATCGGACCCCCAGCCATGCTGTCCGGATGCAAGACGAAGAACGGCATCTGCTCTGGTCGATGTTGCCGTGGCAATCGATCCTTCGGAACAAATCGATGTAGTGGCGAGACCGCGAGGTTCGGCCCTTCGTTCTCACACGCGGAGCAAACCTCTTCTCCCGGCGGCACATCCGCACCCACTTCGGCGTCGTACTTTCGATGGTGGTTACCGCCGTGTCCACAAGTGGCGCAGTCGTCGTACGGGCTTGGATACTTCCGATCCGGAGGCCAAGACTCCAAACCGGCAAACCGTGCAGCCTTGGCTTTGTCGCTGTGACTGCCAAGATATTTCGACAGCAACGGTGGACACTTCATCTTGATCTCACGCAGCATGAGCTGGGCGACGCAATTGAATTCCCAGTCCATGATATGTTCGAGCCGATTGGCCAACACGCCGGACAACGCCAGATAGTTGTACTGGTCGTGGATGTAGGTCTGCATCCCGATCGGCAACACCCGTCTGGCGTCCTGCCAAGGAATGCCGGCATCGACCAACGCAGCGTAAAGCTTGCGAGCATTCATGACGTGGTGTTCGATCCGTCCCCTGATGCCGTCCGAGAACCCATCGAATCGGAAGGTCGATTCGACATAGGCGTTGATCGGCTTCCAATCGGTGATGCAATGTTTCAAACCCAACGCATCAAGTAGTTCAGACCCCACAGGGTCGGCCGAGATCGCGGCATCGTCGGCTTCGCACATCCGACGCATCGTCTCAGGCATCGTCCACGGACGGTGGCGCCAGTCGTTGTCGCGTCCGCCATGTTGCATGAAACCGGCACCAACACGGGTGCGGACATTTTGGTGTGTGAACGCTCGTGTCACACCATCGATGCAGAAGTCGAACGTAATTCCTTCGAGCACCTGCTGCAACGTCTTGCCAGCGAAACAGGACTCGACGTAGACACGTTCGTCCGGTGTCAACGAGCACCATCCAGTACGATGCTGTTCCCAGTTCTGACAGGACCCGTCGCATGTGCTCCGATCGACGGTACGACTCGGAGAGTCGCCCCAGTTCGCTTGCAGCGCATCGTACATTGACGTGAACAGGTTGTCTTTCGGACCCCATCGGTCCAACGTGACATGCAACGACTCCGGACCCTCCGTGATCGGGTTGGTCGGCTTCTCGCCGGTGTGCACTGCATGCGGTCGATGTTTCGCGTCAATTATTTCCATGGTGGTGGATCTCCTGCATCGAAATGGTTTTGAACGTCGGTTAACGAACGAACACTGAAGATATGCGAATGACTTTGCATACGGAGCACACTTCGTGTAAGCCAATAGGTTCGGACTTGGCGATTCGCGAATTGATTGACGTAGTTCAAATCGTCGTCAACCGCGAATTTGACTTGAGACAACGGCACGCCGCCCATATCAAGTCGTTCGGCTTTCCGATCAGCCCACCAAAGACGGTCAAACGGTAGATTCGCTTCCGTCAACCACGTGATCGTCTCTGTGAAGATATTTGGATACTGATCGATCGGTCGACTTGTGATCAGTAAGATCAACCAACCCCGAAGGCGACACCACTCCAAAAATCCTCGTGCGTCTGGAAATACGGGTATCAGAAGCTTGCCGCCGGTGCTTCGAAATTCGTGTTTGATCGATTGCCACTTAGCTGGTTCCATTCCCACTGCAGCGGCATCAAGCCATCGACCGTCGTCTGCCGCCGCTTTCAAACGAACGCGCAGCACCGCGGTTTCATCTGCAGTCAATCCAACTGGAACTCGAGTTTGAGCCCAGTTGTAGAAACCACGGATGTAGTCGGCGAGGACATTATCGATATCGACAACCACGCACGGACGGTCGATCGACGACATCCATTCGGTCTGATACCGATATCGCACCACACGACTCTTGGCGTGGTACAACTCCTCTAAACGATCCAACGGAAAGTCCGTCAAGTCAGCCAACGACAGCCAGAACTTGAACATGTCGATCAGCTCTTCGTGGCTATGAGCAAGGTTGCTCAACGACCCCACCTTCTTTCTGTGCGGCTTCCATTCGAATGTTCGAAGGAATTCAATGCTTTCTTCAATCATCCCCAGAGACAGGTGACGTAGCCGCTCCAATACCGCTTCTGGTGGTGCACCATTTCGTTTGAAGATCTGGCGATTGAAGATACGTTGATCTTCCATCAACCGTTTGAGGTCATCCATAGATCTCGTCCCTCCAAGCAATGATAAGTGACCACGTCTCATGCGCCAATTCGTCTGGACGCCAAGTACCGAATCTCCCGAAGCATTTGCACCGAAGCGCCCCCAGCTGATTGAGAAGATGTTCAGCTTCTGGATATGTGAAGATCTTTCCCGGCATGATCTTGATCGCTGACGAGTCGATCCTTACCAGCGATTCTGAAAATCGTTCTCCAAGAGAGTCGGTCACACGGTAGATCGGTGTCTGTGGGTCAGATACGTAATTCATATGCAAGACGTCGCCAATGACGTCCTGTGGAATTGGTGTCCGCGTCATGTAGATGACTTGCGATCTGAATGACGATGCGTGGCTTGATCCGAAAATATCAAGCAACGCCGGCAATGGGATCGTACTGACCAACCAATCATAATGAACAACGTCGAGATTGTTTGTCCAGAGTACTCGACTTCGGTGGTCGATCATAGTCACTCGTTTCCCAAATTCGATTCTGGGGACGGGAAGTTGGGATCGAAATCCGGTAGTATGATGGCGGAATTGTACATCCCAGTTCCCGCCATCATTTTCCTTGCCTACCTTCTTCTTGTAAGTCAGAATGCTTTCAAGAGTGGGTGGCTGATTGTCGATCGTCGTCACCACGTCGAACGACGACGACGGCACTCCGGGAATCGGCTCCCAAAGATACCGAGGACCAATTCGCGTTTCCAAATGATCGGCAGGTGCATTATTTCGCCAATCGAGGATTCGCGCTTCGGGTATCGCCCATTGAACTAATTGTCCAACGAACCCACCACCAATGACGACCACGTTCATTTCCGCCTCCGTTGCTTCTCCAAAGAAGCCTCCAACATTCCCGAGATAGTGAGTTCGTAGAATCCCCGTTTGTTGATCTGCAGATAACCCAATCGAGCTAGCCGCGCGACCATGTCCGCTCGCAACTGTCGAATCGGGAATGAATTGATCGAGTATTTCAAACCCATCCATTCCTTCGAATGCTTCATAATCAGAATGACGCGTTTGCTGTCCGCCATTTCTAACAGCAGCGCCCGTTGCGCACGTGTCAGTTTTTTCGGCGCTTTCATTCGACTACTTGAAACGTTGGAATTTCAATCGGTTCGTGTTCTAAGCGAGTCGCAAGGAAATCCCGTCCCTGATCTCCTTCGTCCCATCGAACCGCATATCTCTTTTCTCCGAGACCACCACAAGACGGTCTTCCGTAGTAGACCTCTTCCACAGTACCGTGCCTGGTGATCTCCATCTCCGGATCCCACTTCGGTGGACGAAGTATCACACGATCACCTACCTTCGGATTTGTCAATGCCATGTCCATCTCCCTCTTTATAGCTCGTCGGCCAATTCTCTGAACACGGTATCTCGCTTGAAGAATCCCGTGTAATCTCCACGACTGCAAATCGGCAACATCGCACAGGTGCCGTATTTGTTCTCACACGCGTCTGAGTTCTTGTAGTGACCGGCCAATCCGTTCCACCACAGGATGAAGTCAGACACCAGATCTCGAAGTTCGAGCTCCTGCTTCTCGAGATCCTTCTTCTCGACGAACATCTCCAACCGAATGAAGTAGAACTCCGGTCGTAGTGAAATGTCCGCCGCCACTCGTCTGGCGAACTTCACCAATGATTCACTTTTCTTCTGACGGAGGCTCGGTCGTCGGATGATGTTGTAGAGGACACCCTCCGGTAGTTTCTTGTCGACCCACCACAGATACAACAAGTAGATGTTCACTTGGAGTTCGTGCGGAAGGATGTCTGCGAGATTCCCTTCTCCGGTTTCTCCCAACCGTGTCTTGGTCTTCGTCTCGAAGAGGCGAGGCCGTCCGTTCGCCTTTCGTTTGAACGACCCGTCAATCTTGCCACGGATGAACGTCTTCTTGACGACGTTGCGTTCTCCTCCCATCGGAACCTCGATTGGGATCTTGAACACCGTCTCCACACGTTCCCAGATCAACTGGAAATCCTTCTTCCAGTACTTAAAGTAGGCGGGCATGACCGCCTCCAACAGGATCATGGAATACTCGAGATATTCCTTCGAGTCGGCATCGGCTCTGGGGTTCTCTTTCTTCCATAGAGCCTCGACCTTGGCAGCGGCCTTCTTGATGTAGGCCTCGCTTGGAAGTTCGGTCAGCTTTCCAGTTCGCACGTCTTCGTAGATCTGCTGGTTTACTCCATGTGCCAGACTTCCGAAAACCATACCCAGACTGTTGCTGCGCGACGTCCATCCGTTTAAGAATAGACGTGCGCGCTCTCGACAGTTTTTGAAGGTCGTAAGAAGAGAAAAGGTCACGCCGTCCCGCTCTGGGTCATAAAACCGAGCGGGCACTTCCGCCATCGGAATGACTTTCTTCGTTTTGATCTTCATAGCTCCACCCTACTTCTTCTTTTTCTTTTCGGCATACTTGTATGCGTTCAGACCAATGACGACATCGCCGATCGACTTATTGCCGCCAGTACTTGCCACGATCAAGGTCTTGCCCGACTTGGACGGTTCCGTCTCCGCAGCGAGATCGATCTCGATGGTGAGCTTCGTACCCTTGATTGAGTATTCAACGTTGCGTCCGACCTGCGTCATCTTCTCTGTTGTCTTCGCCATGATTCACCTCTCCTAGTTTAACGACTAACCGACCGACACCACCGCACTACTGCACCGACGGCGATTACTACCACCGCCGTTGAAACCCAAACCACGATGTCGAGCACGTGGGTCCGTGGGGGTGGTTGATTTTCCCGCCACGTGTCCATCTCACGAAGTTTTCGAAGGCAGCGCAAGCACATACCTTCTGGTAGACCGGTGAGCGCACCACACTTGGTGCATCGATAGTCGTTCATCGGATCACCCGGACCGTCGGGATCTTCGTGACGACGGAAGTCCACGACCCGGACGGACTAGGTCCGACGTAGAGACCATCGATGATGAGCGGCTCGGACACGGGCGTCCGTCGTTCACTAGTCGGCTGTGCAGGGACGTTCGGAACCCTCGGGGCATTCCGCAGAACCGGCAACGAACGCCACTCTCCGAGAAGTCGCAATTCGTCGGCCCTGACTCTAATGGAATCTGGGATGGACGGCGCTGGCCTGACATGACGTTCCTCCTTCACGATAACGGACGGGCCGACGTTCGTGTAGACCGTCGTCTGAGCCGTGGCGTTATGCCACAGACCCATCACCATAACGAATAGGATCGCGACTAACACAATCCAAATGTTTCGTAGCCACATATGTGTGATCTCCATCTTCAGTCCTCTCCAAAGACTTCTTCAAGTCTCTCTTCTACGGTTGCCGCAACTTGCTTCTTCACCTCTTCTCTGATTGCATCCCTGATCAGTTTGTCGAGCTCACCACTGAACATGATGGCGTCGACTTGATGTGAGATATGTTTTGCGAGATCCTCCACAACACGATACATAAAGTCCTGTTGGAATCTCTCAGTGCGGAACAACTCCCGCATCGTGATCTCGATAGACGCTCTCATACGTCCATCCAATCCTTGCTGAAATTGGAAGTCCATATCAGAAACGTCCTCGCTTCCATAGACCAATTCCCACTGCGTCCCAAATGTCTTTGTCGAAATGTTTAGTGGCACTCTTGCCGAGTCGCTTCTGGAGACGTCGGATGACCACATCCTTTGGAAGTTGACCTTTCCATTCTCCCGGAGTGACCGGCGTAAAATGGAATCGAAAAAAGTAGCCTGCCAAGAATCCAACAAGAAAGACGAGTTTTTGAAGATCTCCGCTATCCCAACCTTTGACACGTCCATGATACGCTGGGTACTCACTGACCACCTCACACTCTTCCTCTTCTGGGAGGAGTGCATCGAGAGCCTCCGCCAGAAACAACGAACGATCAGGCAACGACAATTTGCGTGGCGCATGCAACAGACCCACACGGTCTGGCATATCGCTTCGATTGTTGGCTTCCCAGATCGCCCACCCCAGTGAGTTCAATCCGGGATCGATTGCCATCAGTCTAACGGATGGACTCTTCGCCATCGTTCAACCATTCCTTTCAAGACGAGATGGAACATCTTCGCGTTCAACTTCTTCTCCCTGAGCCGAGGCACGACCTCTTCGTCCACCGAGTCTCGTGTAATGAGATCGATATGCAACAGCGGCGTCTTCTTCGTGAGGTGTTCGATTCGCTTCTCGCACTGCGACCGAACTTCGTTCTCCCACATGTTCGAATAGTAGATGTCCGTGTCCGCGGTGGAGAGGTTCAACCCATACATACCGAGCTTCTCCTGCACCACTATCACGCGATACTTGCCACGACGGAATTTCTTGATACGAATGCGACGCTGAACACGGTCAGTCGCTCCGGTCATCGCGGTCGTCGGGATCTTCTTCGAGTTCAGAAACTGTTTGATCCCTCGAATCTCCGAACGGAATCGAGCCCAGACCACGACCTGAGCTTTCTTCGGCAAATCTTCTTTCAAAATCGACAACAACTCTTTCAGCTTCGCGTCTGAGACGAGCTCTGTCCCGTCGGGACTGAACCCTCCCGCTAGCCGAGCGAGCCACGTCTGCTGCACTGGTGCCCATTTAGTTTCATCCTTTCCGTATGAGAAGTCTCGGACGATCTCCTTCTGCATACGTTGTTGAAGCTGATTCATCGGCACCATGCGTTTCTCATACACGTGTTTCGATCCCATGCCGGCTTGCTTGGCTGTGAGCACGAACACGTTGCGATGGACATCCGCCTTGATCTTTTCCATCGCACCCGGACGTGGCTTCCAATCCCACGAACCGGGCCACGAGGGCCGGAACAGCTTCTGACGGAAGGCCCAGTAGTTGTCGACGCCGCAGAGGTCTCCTTTCATCCACACCATCTGTGTGAACCAATTCAGAACCGATTCCGGATTCGGCATTCCAGATAGCAATGCGCGGTGTTCCACACTCGTATGTCGCAGCACGACTTTGGTGATGCCAGCTTTCGGCGATCGGATACGTGTGCTCTCGTCCAACACGATACCGTCGTCCTCGCGATCGAACGCTTCCAGCACCTCCGGATTACGTCGAATGTATTCGTAGTTGATCAAATGCCATCCAGGCTTCTTCAACGTCTGTAGCCGTTTCGGCTTCTTAGTTTCCGACAGCACATGAATGTATTTCGCCTTGATCTGTTCTTCGACCAGTTCTTCAACCCATCCAGGATTCAATGTCGTCAATGGAGCGATGACAAGAATCCGTTTAAGATTACGCGCCTTAGCCCACCGTATCGTCACGGGCGTCTTTCCTGTGCGCATTTCCATGGCAAGGAATATCCGGCTCCGCGGCACGGCGTAGGCCAAGGCCCGCTGTTGATGCGGTCGAAGGGAGTGCATACTATTCCACGACTTCGATCAATTCCGCCGCAGGACCTTTCTCGCCCTCGGTCGGAACAAATTTCAACTCACGACCCACCCACAGGTCGTAAATGTTCACACGTTGCATTTGCGACGCGTGAGCGAAGTAGTCAACGCCGTCCTCTCCGGTCACCCAAACGAATCCGCGATCTGGAAACGTCCGAATGACCTTTCCGCTGATCTTCACAATCTCCATATTTATTGGCCCCTGAGTCATTTTCATCTCCATCTCTCTGACAGGATTGAACACGACGGAATCAACGCGATCCCGCCGTGTCCATTATTCAGCGCGACAACCTAACGCTTCTTCTTGATGACCTTCTTCTTCGCCTTGGGCTTCTCTTCCTCGTCCTCGGCGGCGTCGTCGGTCGTTTCTTCAGCGTCTTCCGTTTCCTCCTCGTCCTCGTCAGCGTCCTTGCCCTTCTTCTTGGACAGTTCGGGATGGTTCTTGCGATCCCGATCCTTGACGATGACGCCGGCTCTGGACATGTTCCGCAGCATCGCCTTGACCAGCTTCTTCACGGTCTTCGTACCGATGGCCTTCACGCCAGCCTTCTCCATCAGTGCGATCAGTTCGTTCTCACCAAGGGTCTGGCCCTCAGCTTCTGCGAACGCTTCCAGCATCTTCTGGAGGAGCGAGTCCTTCTCGGCGAACACGAACGAAGGCTTGAACCACTTGCGGCCGACCTTCATCTTCTGACCGCCCTTCGGCTTCTTCGCCAGCTTGCTCTTCTTGACAACGCGGGTGCTTGCTTTCGCTTTCTTGGCCATCTGTCTCTCCACTTTGAGTTGTTGCTTACGTTTACGTTCTTCCCGTCTCATATTCTTTCGTGCTCGGCGGTCGCTTTTGTCTTCACGCTCCTTTGATAGAAATGTGCACATCGCACAGTGTGCCATAACCCACTGGTGGCCTGGGATGTGATTCCGACGAGTCGGATGACCGCACTTCAACATAAGTGTGCGTCGCCCCCTCGCTCGGTCTCCCATCTCGATGTGCTCTCGGACCACCGCCTTGAGCATCAGCCCACCTCGGTCACTTTCTTATCATCGCGCTTTCGAATGAAGACCGGGAATCGGAATCCTTTCTCCGACTTCTGGTCATACTCAATCTGAATGACGCACGGATACTTCCAGCTGAGCGCCTCCTTTCTAGTCTTGTCGTCGAGACCGGTCCCACACCGGCCCATCGGAACCCACTCACCGCCGCTCCTCCGGTCAGAGATGAAGAACTTGCCAACCACGTTGGCGTTCTTTCCTTTCCCTTTTAGGAAGTCGTAGGCGACGACGTCTTCCTCGCCAACGAGTTTCACCTTCCAGCAGTTGACCCGCTTCGGCGTTCCGTTGACTTGCACCACCGTCCGTTGGTCTTTCCGCCAGACGACGAGACCCTCCCACTTGAACTCCTTCACCATCGAGATGGCTTCGGACAAGGTCGCATTCAATCCATCTTCGTGTTTGACCAACGGCATCGTGATCAGGGGCGCGTGTTCCAACTTTCCTGGCACGGACACCACGCACTCAGGCACGATGTTGCGGAGCATCTTATACCGTTTCAGGTAGGTCTGTTTGTAGATGGGCTCGTTGTCCCACCACAGAAGGTCGAACGCGTGCAGCTGAACCTTCTCACCCCTCTTCCGCGCCGCTGCGATCATCTCACGTGCGCGTTCTGGAAGTGAGCGACCGATGCCCGACACTGTCAGGAACCCATCGCTGCCACCTCGCCGTCCCGGCACAGTCACCACGAGCTCGCAGTCAATGACTGACCGTGGCGGCATCGAGAGGTTCTCAATCAGCGGACGAAGGTGTTGCGTCTTGTCCTTCTTGCCGCTTGAGTAAACACGGATGTGTCCTTCGGTATCGGACACCAAGTAGTGCCGCTCACCATCGCGTTTCCGTTGGACGTAGAGTAGACCATACCATTCCCACTTGGCCAACTCGTTCGGGTCGAACGTCTTGATTGGCTTCGCAGGAGCGAACGACCGAGGGAGCTTGTCGAAGTTCATCGTGCCCTCGGTGATCTGAATATCGTCGACCACCTTGTCCAGATGTTCGACGTATCCTTTCTCCTTGCGCTTGCGAACCTTCTTGCTCCAGAGGAGCTCGGCCGCTTGCTCCGCCGTATGCAGACGATCTTCGATGGCACGTTCCTTCGTCGTGTTCATCTTGCCGCCCTGCTGGCCCCATTCAGAGTGGACGTAGATACCGACCACCCACGCACGCCATACCTTGACCGTGTGGTTGGTCTTGATGTGATAGAGAGTGATGTCGGTTTTCATCATCGAAGTTTCCTCTTCGATGTCGGTGGCCGGCTGACGTTGGTCTGACTGACGTCGAAGTCGAACGCACGTCCTTTGTGTCGTCCCTCCCAACGATTGACGACATCGATCTGAAGCGACTGCGGCAGATCCAACATTCTACTGAATGAGGGATTAAACCGGCAGCGACGCACCGCGGTGTACATGACGAAGACGGGCCGACGTTCCATCGGCGGAAGTTTCTTACGCATTGGTCACCGCCTTCTTCGCCACCGACTTCTTCTTGTTGCCGTGTCCGTTTTTCTCGGCCCACTTTTTCCGACCATTGGCCAATGCCTGCTTGTGCGCTTCGGACAACTTGCGTTTCGGTTTTGACTTTACCCCCGGCGGCGGCGCAACCTTAGGCGGTCGCTTCAACTTGACTGACTCCAACGCAGCGATGACCGCCACGATGGCCTCGATCTCTTCGCTGAGACCGTCGCGTTGAACGCACATCGCCTCATGCGTTCGTTTCATGTGCGCGACGTTCTGCTTCCGCCAGTCATACAATGTACTCTTCATGTTCGTCTCCTTCTTTGACTGAAATTAAGTCCTTTGCCCCGTGTCCACATTCTTGGGGGCACCGAGCTTCTTCTGCTTGGCAACCGATTCGGCTCGCGCCACCACACGCATCTGCGCAGCAGTCAATGACAACTGAAACGCAACATCGTGCTCTTCCTTTCCTTTAAGAGCTTTGCTCATATCGTCCCAGAGAGACACCACACCCTCTGGGGTGACTGTCATTGACAAGATGCCGTGAATGTTCATCCTCATTTCCTTCCATTGGCGATTTCGTCCAACGATGCTCGCCGTGCTTTGGGTTGCCAGTTGGGTGATGGTGGTGTGTACGCAACGAGTCCTGCGATGCGCTTCTCCTCTGCGATATACGTGTTCAGCGCATACTGGAACACCTGTTCCATTCCAGCCGACCAGAATAGGGCGTTGTGCTTGGCCCATTCCCATGCCGCCAACTCCTCGTCCAACATCAGCTTGATCCACCGATGTCGTTCTTGGATAGGTGAGCCGGGGCCGGGTGGAACAACCTTCAACGCTTGTCGCAGCTTGCCTAGTGGCGATAGGTGATGACCCATCTCGTGGAGAACAACCACGTAGCTGGTCTCGTCGGTCACCTCTCTCGCCACCACCCCGCATCGTCCAGACCTGCTCGTAAGCGCGACCGCCTCTTCAGGAGGTATCTCTTCGAGCAGGATCAGGTCGACCGAGAATGCTGCCGACAGTTGGAACACATGTGTACGAAGCTTTGTGATCTCCATCTCCATCTCCTTCTACTTGTCGTCTTCGTCTTCGTCCTCGTCCTCATCGTCCTCATCGTCCTCATCGTCTTCATCGTCTTCATCATCATCGTCATCGTCGTCAGACTGTTCGAGCGATTCGCCCATCAACAGGCCCACCACCGCGCCGGTGATTTCCTTGACCTCGCTCAGGTCGCCTTCGAATCTGGACCCACCAGTGGCCTGAGCCAGTTGGTCGAGGAAGTAGGAACCCGGATCACCCGGATCACCAACGAAGATGACATCGATGCGACCACCGAACGTTCTGGCCGACTCCATCGCCCGATGTGGGTCGTTGGGGCCACCATCCGAGATCACGACGCATCGGCCGAACCCATTGGCTCGGCAAAAGTCAATTCCTTCGGCGAGCGGAGTGCCGCCTTGAGCATCAGGTACGGTCTCAACGAACGCCACCTGTTCGTTGGATTGAATCGGCTCCAACGGATGAACCGGCACACCGCCGGTCAGACCGAACGCCACCATCGTGGTGGGCCGCTTCTCCTGCAGACCAGCGACGACTTCGCGCAGACCCTGGATACGCGTCTTCCCATTGCGCATCCCAGCGCCCATGCTGCCCGACACGTCGATCAGCAGTACCGGATTCTCGCTCGTGCGGACACGGACGAGATCCTTCAAGGACTTGACAGTGAGCGTCTTCTCAGCCGACCGAACCAATGACTTGTTTTCGTTTGACATGTTCATCTCCATCTCAGAAAATCGTACGAACCAATTTGATCACGGCCTCGCGCATAGCCATGACACCTTCGTTTTCACTGCCCGGTCGCAACGCCACTCCCTTGAGTTTGTTGTACCGATCAAATGCGGCTTCCATTTCTGGAGTAATGCTGGGTGCCTTCTTCGCAACGACCACCAAAGCGTTCTCTAGTGCTTGCATTGCCACCAACTTCGCTTCACCAACCGACCACGTGGTCGATAGTGCCGCCACTACCGCGGTCGGGGTGTTGCCAACCACCGGCCCCGCGCCGGTCGTTGGCATCTGTCCCACATTGGCAGGGACACAGCCGTGTCGGTGAAAGGTACGACGACGAATATTGACCACGGTGATCTCATCGCCCGTTTCGTATCGACCACGGCATGCAGAGCAGCGACCGCCTTTCTTAGCGACGCGCTCTTTGATACGCACCGCACTCCGGATCTTCTTGGCGCGCGGCCTTCTGAATACGCTTCGTCTTCTCATCTTCGTCTCCTTCTCAATCTCTCGGGTCCGGTGCGTCGAACGGACGGTCTCGATCTTCGATCATCCGGTCACATGAACAGGGCTTGTGCTGTTTGCAGGCATCGCAGAAGGGTTCCTCCTCCTTCGCGATCTCCTCACGGAGCATCGCCATGAGCTCCCGGTAATACGCTATCCATAACAGTGAACCAACCGAGGACGCGTCGATCACTTTGACCAGCCGCCGCAAATATCTCATATCCATATTCATCTCCTCTAATGCCACGCTGTGAACGAATGCCCGCACCGTGTACAGGTGAAGCCTTCGCCGCCGCTCTCTACATAATCGCAGCCATTGGTGTCGTAGTCGTGTCCACGCCACCGACATATCAGGTCGGCCCACCGCATGCCGACCACCTCCCGCACCGCAACCCACCGACGCCACCACAACGGCAACACGGGTTCTTCGAACGACTGGTCGTACATGACGCAGTCGAAATGGGCTCGCAGATCTTTCACATATTCGATTATCATCTTCGTCTCCTACTTCAACAACAAGTACGTCTGCTCAAGAACGGAAGCGTCTTCAGCTTCGTCGTTCTCATCGATTGCGAACCCTGTCCGACTGTAGGCGCTCTCATGGATGGTAACCTCTTCGGTCGTCCCTTCAATGAACAGCGCCTGCTGTGTGTGCGAGTAGTCGCCGTAGTCGGCGCTGAAGATGACCAACGCGTTTTCATCCTCAAGCTCCAACGCATCAATCAATTCACGGACCGTGATCGTTCGGTTATGTCGTGAGCGCATTTTCGTATTCATCTCTATCTCCTTCTACTTCTTGGTTGGATCAGCGAACATCAACGGTTTTACTTCCGCACGGAACCTCTTCAGATGCTTGCACGGCTCGCCCGTCTTCGAGTACTGCCAACTCTCACATGTGCAGATCACCATGCCGTTGGCCAGCCATCGAATCTGATGCGTCTTGCCATTGCGGGACGACGGAGCCAAGGCCAACACTGTGAAGGTCTTCGCATTCAACGCGGCCAACACTTCTTTGACCTTACGCCCCGTGTCCACATTCTGCTCCTCTCCCCATTTCGAAATTCTTTTACCAACCTGCTTCTTTAATCTCATCTTCATCTTCATGCTCTGCTCCTTTTTGAAACACGACCCAACACCGTTTTGCTCGTCACACGGTTCCTACTAAACAGGCAATCGTGAATCTGGAAGTCCGTCTTGTCGTAGCCCATGTCCTGCATATCGAACTCGCGGATCTGTTCAACGACCGCCGCCTCTGGCGTCCCTGCTTCCACAATCCACGACGCGCCGCTCTTCATTGTACGCTTCCGTTCCTTGGTCACGCACTCGCATGTCGCGCTGTGGACACGGAAGGTGGTGTCGCTGATCCGAGACTTGGGATCGTAGATCACCACATACGGAATCGGGATGCTCAGGGGCTGTGCCTCAGGGATGGGTTTCAGTTCTCCGGACACGGCACGCACAATCTGTTTGGTGTCCATGTGCGCTTGGTGAACCGCGATGGCGCGTTTCAGTTCGCGCTTGCGTGCCGACCGTTCTTGCTTGGCACTAGGCACCGCACCACGTCGGGCGTATCGACTCGCCCACCATCTGGCGATTTCTCGTTGTGCGGAATACCAAACCGGTTCGGAAATCTCGGAAGTGGCGGGCACCGAGAAATCCCGGATCGGTGTCACCACGCCGGCCACCAAGGACGATACCTTGTAGCCGTGCCCATCGCGGATCACCAGGATGCGGTGGTCACGATTGGCCTTGGTGCGGAACTTCTTGAACACCAGACCTTTGAGATCTGCAGGGATGGGATTGGTGTTGGGTGCGCGCTTGACAGAAGGCTTGCGAATCTTCTTCATACGCTGGGCGTTCTTCTTGCGAAGCCGCGACGACCACATCGTGCCTTTCATCTCGTCTCCTTCTTCGTCTTCTTCGCTTTGCGATTTGCCTTGTGCCGCTCCGTCATGTGGTGGGCTTTGTGGCAGCGGCGATGTGACCACACCCGATTGCGCTTCTCGTTGTTGTAGTGGTTGCCGTCCTTGTGGTGCAAGGACCAGTCCACATCGAATGGGGACGACTCGCCATCCCCATGGTTGTAGGCATTGGCCTCGCTGATCATCGGCTCCTTGCAGAACGGGCAGAGCCGATCTTCGAAAGCCTCGCGTACGATCTCACGAAGCTTCCGAAGTTCTTGTCGTGTTGACTTTCGCATCCCCATCTTCGTCTCCTACTTCAACAACGACTTGGCGTACACACCCTCGGCTTTCGCGATGGCGGCTCGGGCTCTACGCACCATGCCGAACGTGAACGCGCTGCCATCCTCCATCGCCACACACTCATCGTCCGCGCAGTCGTCGGTGGATGGCCCACAGAAATCGAACTCAGCGGCCTCTGTCAGCGCCTTCAGCGCCTCCAGCAGTTCCGGCGCGGCGGCGATCAGATGCGCGTTGGCGGACTCCGGGCGCGAGAGGAACTTGATCGGCTGGTTGGATTTCGTGTTGGTCTTCATCTTCATCTCCATCTCTGTTTTGAAAAAACGTTTCCTAGTTCTGCGCCATTCGCAATGCCGCATTCAACACACGGCACACCTTGCGAGCTTTCAGTTCCGCCATCGGCTCATCGGCGTTGTTCCAGAACGCGATGAACACCTGATCATCGAAGGACTTCGCCAACGTGGCGCCGCTACCGAACACGATAGCGAACCCACCATCACCTTCCACTACGTTGAACTTGCTGCTGCTGGTTTTCATCTTCATCTCCATCTCATGTTGCGGCGACATTGCCGCTTCCGGGGCCGTGGCCCACAGGTATAGTATCCCCTGAACCGGGGGGAATTTCCACAGGGTAATAAGGTCATTTTAAAATACACCGCAAGTGCCTGTGTTTCCTAGGGTTTACGGGCGACCGAATTTTGGGCGGTCATATAGAACTGAGGTTTACGGGGAATTCTCAGTTCTTGCACCTAAAGGGTGCGCAAGAAGTGAGGTTCCCTGAGGGATGAAAATCATGAAAAATAACGTTTACGGAGAATTGAATTTACGCCTAAGAACTCATGAATCACTCATAAAGTGTGCCTAAAAGGTGAGAATTCGAAACTCAGGAAATTTACTGAGGTTTACCGACTTTCCTGAGGCAGCCAAACTCAGGAGTTTCTCAGGATTTGGGCCGAATTATGCGATTTGCTCATAATTGCTCAAAATAATAATATTGTGTAACCCTAAACGACTCAGGATTCCTGTTGCACGGCTAAACTGCAGTGCGGAAATTACGCATGATTTCACTGAATTCAGGATTCCGATTTCAGTGCGATGACGGTGATGACCACCATCGTCATCGCATGGTGCAATCGAATTCGAATCTTGGAGTCAGGGTCATACGCCATCGTCTGTCCGAAGTCATCGAACGACTTATCCAACTCCGCGAACCACGTGATGCCGTATTTCTTGAGCGCCGCCACCATCTCTGTCGTGGCATTCTTTCTGGCGTCCTTAACCGTTGGATCGTACGTGATCTGGAAGACTTGAACTTCAAACCGATCGTCCTTGGGTGGGAACAGTTTGTAGTCCTTCATCAACATCGTCATCGTCGGCACAATTGCACGCGCCTCATCTGCCGGATTCACGCGTCCGTCCCTCAGCTTTGTAATCTCGACCACTACGGCCTCCCTCGATCGGGCAGTTCGTTACGTTCTTCGTAGACCAGCCACCGTGTATAGCCTCGACCTCGAGTGCCGACACGGCGATACTCTTGACAGATCGCTCGAAAGCGTCGTCCGCCCACAATGAAGATATCCGGCGGGATGGCGATGAGAAGCTTCTTGTGTACCATCACACTGTCGAACCAGAACAGCGGGATGGTGATCTGCGGCACCTGCCACTTGGCCTTGGGATACTTGCGTGTGAACTGCAAGATCAAGGCAGGCGGAGGGTTGTGCATGGTGACGTCGGCAGCCACGGTGAACTTAATCGGCGTGGGACCGCCGCGTTTCCCTTTGGTTGTGTGGTGCGTTGTGCGCGACCTCTTCTTCTTATCGACACTCGGCAACACCATCTTCTTCTTCCTCACAGCGGATCTCCATTGATATCCCGATTGAGGTAGGTGTGGAGAATTCGACGGGCAGACTCCAACCGCACCGTCTCCTTCTTCGTCAGACGAAGGGTGTCGATCTTCAAGGGTGCGATTAAATTGGCAACCCGCACGATGACCGACTCGGCTCGTTTGAGGTCCTTCTTCTTACCCATGGCCGTGTTCTCCTTTCCCTCCGTCCTGCACACGCACTTTGATTCCCTTCTGCTTGTGCACACGTTCGGGAATCTCTTCGTTGGTGCGGGAGTAGCCGTTGAAGCTGGCGAACCCTTTCACTCGGAATCCCGAGGTGGACACCAGCTTGACCATCTCGACCGCCGCGTCGCCGTGCTTGTGGCAATCGGGCGGTGGCATATCTTTGGCGATCTCGATACGTTCAACAATCTCCAGACACATCGGGCACTGATATTCGAAGATCGGCATTACCTCATTCTCCAATACTTGGCATTAATACCCACGGCTCGGATATCCATATGCATTGGTCCTTGTGGTTGGAAGACTTGGTGTGTGTCATGGAACGAACTGATATCCATATGATTCGATGAAACTACCACCTCGGTCACCATGGCCACGATTTCTCCGTGTTCGTTGTAGAGATGCTTCCCCACGATCGGGAATCCATCTTTGTTGGGGGTGGGTGGCGTGTCCAGCATCAGTGGCTCGTCGGGTTTCAATGCGTGAGCGAACATTGCGACATCGGCGTTGGTGGCTTGAACGATCAATCCGCCGGTTACGACACCACCGAATGCACCTTTCAGGAACGAACGACGACCAAGTTGTTCTGACATATCATTCTCTCCTCAGCTTTTGTTGAACGATTCTATAAACAACCATCATGAAAAGCGCGAAGCCCAACGGCCAGAAGAGCCAGGTTACTAGCCACGGCCACGCCTGTGGAACAGCCGACGATCGACCTCGTCGATGCGGAATTGAGACGAACCAAATGAACAAACATCCACCTAAGATATAGACTAAAAACCATATTAAAACGGATCTCATCGCGTTCCTCTGGTCATCTGCGCGTTGCGGACGCTCACCGCGATCACTGTCCCACTGACGACGTAGACCATGACCCGCGCCAACGTCGGACGGCCCGTGCGCTGCAAGTGCCGATACAGCGCCAACGTGCCGACCGTCGTCACCGTCTTCGCGGCGACGTTCCACGCGAGGTCGTGGCTCATGATCGGATTCGCTTCGCGATGCCCGTGCGACAACGCGAGTTCCGTCGAGAGCAAATCGCCAAACTGGGTGCCGATCAGAATGCCTGCGTCGGTCACAAACCGCCCTTGCATGCGTTCGCGATACTCGGCTTGCGTTTCGGTGAGGCACCCTTCGCCTGTCCGCACGTCGCACGGTACGACGCCTTCAAGCAGGCCGGGTGCTGCGGCGACGGTGACCTGCCCCGCGCAGCCGATCCCCGTCTGCGAGTCACATGACACCGCTTGCGCGTGCACCGCGCAGCTCACCCCGCCGCCGAGGATCCAGGCGAAGCAAAAGGCACAGGCCGCAAGGCCGACCAGGGCGATCCGTTCATGTACCTGATCGTGAATAGTCATACGTTTCTCCTTATTGTTTGTCTAAGACGAATACCGTACGTTTTTCCCGTGAGAACTCGGTCATGGATACGATCGTCCGTCCGGTATTCGGGCCACGGCCGAATCGGTCGTCGTTCCAATCGGAGCCATTGCCTTAGCCAACGTTTCATAGCTGCGTCCTCTTTCGATGGAAAGGAGATTCAACGCACGGCGCTTGCGCCTGCAACGGAGCGCCGAAATTCATCTGACACAACCACAGACGACCCGTGAGGAGTATCTGCACACGTTCACGCCAGGTTAACGACCAGCAACTAATCGTTTCTCGATCATTGGTGTATGCGGGCAGCGGCAGATAGGGAAGTTGATTCTTCGCCCACACGACGGTCTGTTCTGGGAATTCAATTGGAGTCATACCTACTTCCTTTCTAGGATGAATACTGTTCGTTTTTCGCGTGAGAATTCAGTCATGGATACCACACGATAGCCCAGCTGGTGTACAATGTCGTCCATGAGTTCGCCTTGGTCCAACGCCACCGTGAGTTCGTTGGGGGGTTTGAAATCAAGGATGCGCACCTTCTGGGACGTGCATTCCGCGGCCAACTTATTGTATTTCGCTGAGAGGACAACGATCGTGCCCTTTTTTCCTTTCACATGAATTGGCGCCTGCACCAACGGTTTTCCGTGCCCATTGTCAATGATGGGGTCGGGATCATCCGTATGATCGGCAATGTGTACGGGATTGCAGAGCACACAGTAGGTCCGAAGACATGTCGGGCAGACTGAGCGGCGGATGCCATGAGTGGGGCAGCGACGGTGTCTCCGTTGAAGGGCCCGTCGAAAGTGGTGCTCATGGAATAACGCAGCTAGGTTACGAGGTGATGAGGTGTCTTTAATTGGCTTGGGCACACGTTAGTATGGCTCGAACGTGGGGACGGTCGCAATAGAAATGTGGGTCATGCGCGGGGAAGCGACCGTTACCATGAAAAGATGGTTTTGATGAGAGAATGAATGAGCCGTCGTGAGTTCAATAGTTGAGCTTGGAAATTGGGTGAAATGGGGTGGACATGGGGTGAGATGAGTGAATGATGATGAAGGAGTGAGAATCGTGGGTAATCAAAATCAGGTAAAAAAGCTTCATGAGGTCAGATTCATTAGGCCATCTAGGTGCAAGACATGAGTCAGGTGGGCATTGACCCGCTCTAGCGGGGGCGGTGTGGCGGGGTGTCCTTCCTTTCCTTAATCTTACATAATTCTTAATTTATTTTAAGGAGAAGAAGTAGGAATTAGCTTAGAAGGAAAGGAGAAAGGGCCAAACACCCACACACCCCCCCCGAATTAGCGGGTCGATTGGACCGACCTCATGAATGTGTCCTAGATTGGGCGTTAGAAGTGAGCACCTCAGCTTATTAATGTGGAATGGAGCGCGAGGGAAACCGAGTTTCCAGAATGGGCAGGTGCTACCCCTATGCCATATTGAAGGGTGAAATGAGGAGCATGGACACGTATCCACCCACTGGAAAAGTCCTGAGGTCAGTGCTAACTGAGCGGACAATCCGTGGAATCGTTATGCGAGTGCCTATCCAATGAGCAAGCAGAGTAAGAAACGCCATGTGAGTACGCAGCCCCCACTGGCTCCAGCTCCCCTGGTCCTCGCTCACGCACGACAAGGGATCAGAGGGATCTGCAAGGACCTCGTGCAGCATCACACCACTGAGGTAGCCATGACGATTCGCGAGGGCATGCTGAGTAAGAACAAACGGACCGCACATAAGTACCTCACCTTCGTGGCGTCTTATGAGTCGGGCAAGCCAGTTGAGACCCATCGAATGGTTTCGTTGCAGGATGGTCCGCAGGGAGCCATTGACATTTCGAAGTTGTCGGAGAAGGAGCAGCAGGCACTGCTCGTGCTCCTGAGGAAGTCAAAGGACGACACAGTACCGAGCAGCGAGGCCTAGGGGGGCGGCCCCCC